TCCTTAAAAATTCTCCGGGGGTCAAAATCCTGTCAAAATGGATTTTAGATTGACAGCTTTACGCCCTCTCTATAAGGGATCTTGGTCTTCTTTTGTCGCACATAGAAGGGCCCTCTTTCAGTTGAAGACTCCTTTCAGGGTTATTAAAACATACCTAGATCTCTTATAGAGAGTACGTAAAGTATTCAACATCTCGGCAAAAGATATTGGAAAGGAGACAAAAGTATATGGGAAGAAGAGCAGCGACAGCTACTTCCGCAAAGAAGCGTTCAAGGGTTCCTATGACTCCTGAAGACAGGGAACAGTACTTGATCAATCTTTCACTCGATGCTGCTGAAAAGCAGTTACGTGAAGGCACAGCCTCATCACAGGTCATTACGCATTTCTTAAAACTCGGTTCTTCAAGAGAGCAGCTGGAACAGGACAAGCTCAGAGAAGAAACTAAGCAGACAAAAGCCAAAATCGATTCATTGGAAGCTTCTGCTAAGAGTGAAGAGAGATACGCTGCAGCAATTGAAGCAATGCGTAGATACCAGGGTGTCGAAGATGAGTAGATCAAGTCCAATGTCACGATCATATTTGGAAATGATCATGTATCCTACGTTTGAAGAACGGCTGCAATACTTAATGCTGTTTGGTTCAGTTGGGTATGAGACATTTGGCTATGACCGATGGGTTAATCAGGCATTATATTCATCAGGCGAATGGAGAGAGTTTCGTCATAAAGTAATTATCAGAGATGGCGGTTGCGATTTAGGTGTTGAAGGATACGAGATACAAACAAGACCGTTGATACATCACATAAATCCAGTTACCAAAGAGATGATACTTAACCGAGACCCAATGGTCTTCGACATGAATAACGTTGTGACGACAACCCATCGAACACATAATGCCATACACTATGGACACGATACAAATGTTCGTAGCGGCCCTGTAATAAGGAGACCAAATGATACATGCCCTTGGAAACATTGAGGAGGAATTCAATGGAAGAGAGCATTCTTAATACTATCAAGCAGCTTATTGGATGTCCTGACGACTTTGAGCAGTTTGACTTGGATTTAACCATTCATATCAATTCTGCATTTGCAGCTCTCACTCAATTAGGAGTTGGTCCGAAAGAAGGATACCGAATCACTGGTCCAGATAATGTCTGGAGTGAATTCGAAGAGGACACTCAGAAGTCAAGTTTGATAAAAGATTATGTGTACATCAAAACTCGTCTGTTATTCGACCCACCAACAAGTGGTTCGTTAATGGATAGTTTAAAAGAGCAACTTAAGGAAATGGAATGGAGATTGTATATAATGTACTATCCTGTTTCAGCTGATGATGAGAAAGGAAAGAGACAAAATGAATAATGACTACTTAGCTCATTATGGAACTAAACGTCATTCTGGTCGATATCCTTGGGGTTCTGGCAAAGATCCGAAACAAAGTTTAAGATCGGAATCGGTAAAAACAAAAGTCAAGAGTATGACTGACCAGGAATTGATAGCCGCAAATCGACGATCAAATCTCGAAAGAGAATATTTAAAAAACAACCCAAGTAAAATTTCAAAAATGAAAAAACAAGGAAAAACAATTGCAAAAACAGCTGGTGTTTTAATCACATCAGTTGCAACAGCAAAAGCAAAACCATATATAGAAAAAGTATTCGACAGAGGTATCAATTATATTAATGGAAAAGCAGTAAATTCCGCAGCAGATTTTATAGGATCTAAATCTCTTGAAAAAGCATTCGAATATACAAATAAAGTAATTTAGAAGTAGGTGATGTAAATGCTAAGCAATACGGCAACGCCTAGGTACTACGGGGAGTTCCGAGATAAAGTTCTTGATGGAGAGATTCCTGTCAACAGGGAGATCTCTATGGAGATGAACCGTATTGATTGGCTGATAGCTAACCCCGGTGTATACTATGACGACAATGCTGTAGAAGGTTGGATTGCTTTCTGTGAGTCTGAAATGGTCTTGACAGATGGATCAGACTTGGAACTGTTGGATACGTTTAAACTTTGGGGAGAGCAATTATTTGGTTGGTTCTATTACGTTGAGAAAACTGTATATGAACCAAACGATTCTGGACGAGGAGGACATTTCGTAAGGAAATCAGTCAAAAAGCGTCTCGTCAACAAACAGTATCTTATCATTTCTCGAAGTAATGCGAAATCGTTATACGAGAGTTTAGTGCAAGCTTATTTTCTGACAGTCGATACAACAACGACACATCAGATTACAATAGCCCCAACAATGAAACAGGCTGAAGAGGTTACAAGTGCAATTAGCACTGCCATAGCAAGAGCGAGAGGGCCTATGTTCAAATTCTTGACAGAAGGCTCTATTCAAAATACTACCGGTTCCAAAGCGAACCGTGTTAAGCTTGCATGTACCAAAAAAGGTATACAGAACTTTCTTACTGATTCATTACTAGAGATAAAACCCTTGAGTATTAACAAACTTCAGGGATTACGAGTAAAAGTAGCAACACTTGATGAATGGCTCTCAGGCGATTTGAGAGAAGATCCAATTGGCGCTATTGAGCAGGGCGCAGCCAAAATAGAGGGATATGTAATCTTAGCTGTAAGTTCGGAAGGTACCGTCCGCAATGGATGTGGAGATGCCATCAAAATGGAACTGATGGACATTCTCAAAGGTGAATACCAGAACTGGCATACTAGTATTTGGTATTACAGGCTTGATAGCATAGAGGAAGTCGGAGACCCAGACATGTGGCCTAAGGCTAATCCTAACCTACCGATAACAGTTAGTTATGAGACAATCCAGCAAGACGTTGAACGAGCTGAGAAAGCACCGGCTACAAGAAATGATATTCTGGCAAAACGTTTCGGAATTCCTATGGAGGGATATACATATTATTTCTCTTACGAAGAAACGCTTCCGCATAAACGTAGAAGCTTTTGGAAGATGCAGTGCTCAATGGGAGCAGACCTTTCCCAAGGTGATGACTTCTGTGCTTTCACATTCTTGTTTCCACTTCGGAACGGGATGTTTGGAGTTAAAGTTAGAAGTTATATAACTACACTTACTTTGAGTAAGTTGAACTTAGCAATGAGACAAAAGTATCAGGAGTTTATCGACGAAGGTACGCTTGTTGTTATGGAGGGGTCAATCATCGATGTGCAAGAGGTGTATGACGACCTTGACAAATTCATAATAGATTCTCAATACGAAGTTTGCGCTCTTGGATACGATCCGTATAATGCCAAAGAGTTCATTGAAAGGTGGGCCCAGGAGAATGGATCATTTGGCATCGAGAAAGTTCCACAGGGTGTAAGAACTGAAACAGTTCCTCTTGGAGAAATAAAGAAATTATCTGAAAAGAGAATGCTGATATTCGACGAATCTTTGATGAGTTTCTGTATGGGCCATTGTATAACATTAGAAGATACAAATGGAAACAGAAAATTGTACAAGAAACGTTACGAAGACAAAATTGACAATGTATCAGCGTTAATGGATGCGCTTGTTGCATATAAAGTAAACAAAGATGCATTTGAATAAGGAGATTATACATGAGTTTTATAAACAGATTAAAGCATGGCTGGAATGCGTTCATGAACAAAGATCCGACACAGTATCCTTATGGAACTGGTCTTGGAGCAGCTAGCTATGATAATCCATCTCGCCCTAGACTGACGAGAGGGAATGAACGGTCAATCGTAACAACGATCTACAATAAGATATCTACGGATGTTGCAGCAGTAGATATAGAGCACGTCATGTTGGATAATAATAAAAGGTTTACTGAAAATGTGGAAGACGGGATTAATTATTGCCTTACAACAGAAGCTAATATCGATCAGGCATCCCGAGCATTCAAACAGGATATTGTCTTGAAGCTTCTCGACGAAGGATGTGTTGCTATAGTTCCAGTCGATACAACTATGGACCCTGTGCATGGCAATGTCTATGATATTCAGTCCATGCGCACAGCCACTATAATCAATTGGTATCCTCATTCTGTTAGAGTGCGAATATACAATGACAATACTGGCAAATTCGAGGAACTTGATCTACCAAAGAAAATGGTGGCGATTGTCGAGAACCCGTTCTATGCAATTATGAATGAGCAAAATTCAACAGCACATCGTTTGAAAAGAAAGCTGTCGATTCTTGACTTCATTGATGATCGAAGCGGTTCTAACAAACTGGATTTGATTATTCAGTTGCCATACACGATTAAGTCTGAATTGAAAAGGGAACAGGCAAGAGAACGCCGTAAGGAGCTGACCGATCAGTTGGCAAACTCCGAATATGGCATTGCTTACATCGATTCTACTGAGCATATAACACAACTCAATAGGTCTATTGAAAATAACTTACTCAAACAGGTAGAGTACTTCACAAATCTGTTGTTCTCACAATTGGGAATGACTGTGGAGATTCTAAATGGCACAGCGGATGAGAACACGATGAATAATTACTACAATCGTATAGTAGAGCCAATACTTGCAGCAGTTGTGGATGAGATGAATCGAAAGTTCTTAACTAAGACAGCCCGTACTAAAGGACATGCCATTAAATATTTCAGGGACCCATTCAAACTGGTGTCTACTACAAATCTTGCAGAGCTTGCTGATAAGTTCACGAGAAACTGTATCATGACATCTAATGAGTTCAGGCAAGTAATTGGATATAGGCCAGTAGATGATCCTAAGGCAGATCAATTAATAAATAATAACATTTCACAATCAAATGCCGAAATCGATCAGTCAAATGATATGACTTCGGTAGATGGTGAAAAAACAGAAGGAGGAATTCAAAATGGGAACTAAAAATTCGAATTATTCGGATTGTGATTTTGCAGGATGGGCGACAAAGTTTAACGTTCTTTGCGCTGATGGTCGAATTATTAAGCATGGCGCTTTCAATGATATTGATGGCGCTAAGATCCCGTTAATATACAACCACATCCATGACAATCTTTCAGATGTTTTAGGTCATGCATATATGGAGTGCCGCGATGAAGGTGTATATGCTTACGGATATTTTAATGAGACCGAACAGGCTCGTATTGCAAAAGAGGCAGTACAACATGGTGATATGGATTCACTTAGCATCTGGGCAAATCATCTTAAGCAGGTTGGCCCATATGTTGAATATGGCGAAATCAAGGAACTTAGCCTTGTTCTTGCAGGAGCAAATCCTGGTGCATATATCGAAGATGTAGCATTAGCTCATGGGGAAATGCCGAACATGTCAGATTATGAAGCAAATATTTATTCCGGTGAGCAGCTTGAAATCATACACTCATCAGATGGTAATCCGGATATGAAAACTTTGCAGGGCATCATCGGGCAGCTTAATACAATCCTGGAAAACAGTAATAAAAATATTGTAGCACACACGATTAAAGATATGCCGGTAGATAAAAAAGATACAACGAAGGATACCGAAACTGTTAAGGAAGTACTTGATTCGATGTCAGATACACAGTATAAGGTAACCTATGCCTTAGTCCAGGATGCCCTTGATTCATCATCAAAAAAAGACGATAGCACAACAACCAATTCAGATAATAAGGAGGATAAAGCAATGCCAACAATTGAGCACAATATTTTTGAGAAAAATGCAGAAGGTGCCACACTTGCTCATCAGGATATGGAAAAGTATAATGAAGCAATCAGTGATGGAAAAAGATACGGCTCTCTTAAAGAATCATTTCTGGCGCATGGTATTACAAATGTCGAGTATCTGTTCCCGGATGCTAAGACTTTAAATGCATCGCCTGAATTTATCTCTAGAAATCAGGGGTGGGTAGATGATGTAATGAATAGCGTGCACCATACACCATTCTCTAGAATTAAATCAGTATTCGCTGATTTAAGAGAGGATGAAGCCCGGGCAAGAGGTTATATCAAAGGTAAGCTGAAGAAGGAGGAAGTATTCTCGTTACTGAAGAGAACAACTACCCCGCAGACAATCTACAAGAAGCAGAAGATTGATCGCGACGATATTATCGATATTACAGATTTCGATGTAATTATTTGGTTGAAATCAGAAATGCGATTGATGCTGAATGAGGAAATCGCAAGAGCAGTCTTGGTTGGTGATGGACGTCTTACATCTAGTGACGATCACATCAAAGAGGACAGCATTCGTCCAATTTGGAAAGATGCCGATCTTTACACGATTAAGTATGCTATTCCGATTACAAAAGAGTCAACTGCAGCTGAGAAGGCTAACGCATTTATTGAAGCATGTGTAAGAGCTCGTATTGAGTACAAGGGTTCTGGTAATCCAAAGCTGTTTGCACCAGAGTCAATTATCACTGAGTGCTTACTGCTGAAAGATAAGAATGGTAGAACCATCTACGATAACATTGACAAGTTGGCTACAGCATGCCGTGTATCAAAGATTGTTTCTGTTCCGGTTATGGAGAACCTTACACGTGTAGACAAGACTGATACACTGACTCTTCAGGGTATCATAGTAAACCTGAAGGATTACAACATTGGTGCAGACAAGGGTGGAGCAATCAACATGTTTGATGATTTCGACATTGATTACAACGCTCAGAAGTATCTTATTGAGACACGTATCTCCGGTGCATTGATCAAGCCATTATCAGCTATTGCGATTGAAACAAAGATTCCGACAGCAGATCTTAGCAAAGCAATTTCTGGTCAGGGTGGCAACTAATCAAAATGGGAGGAAATGATCGTGAATAGATGGTGTGGCAAGATCGGCTTTGCAGAACAAGTTGAAACAGTTCAATCAGTTTGGACTGAGGAAATAACTGAGCGTACGTATAGAGGTGATGTTCTTCGTAATACTAGACGTCTTCAGGATTCACAGGAGAAGATCTCATATAACATTTCGATCTCTAATCAGATCAGTGTTATTGGCGATGCCTATATGCGTGATCATTTCGTTGACATGAGATGGGTTGAGTTTATGGGGGCTAAGTGGAAGGCAACAGAAGTTGATGCTTCACAGGCCCCTAGACTAATAATAACATTAGGGGAGCTGTGGAATGAGGACGAGACTTGACTTTGATAGATATTTAAAAGATATCATTGGAAAAGGTGCCAATGTATATTTCCAGCCCCCTTCCAATGTATCCGGTGCTGGGCAAAAAGTTATAAAGAACATCAAATACCCGGCAATAATATATTCTGTTGACGATTACAATATTCGATCGGCAGATAATAAAAATTATAGTATTGATAAAGAATACTCAGTAGAAGTGGTAACTAAAGATCCGGATAGTATGCTGATTGATACGATAGTGGAGATACCCACTGCAAGATTTAATAGATCTTATATATCAGATGGTATGTACCATTCGGTCTTTGTAATTATATTTTAAAGGAGGAAAAACATGTCTAAATTAACATGGGACAAAACCGGAGAACGTAAGTACGAAACCGGTGTAGATCATGGAGTTATTTACCCTGTTGTTGACGGAGAATATGGCGCTGGTTCTGCATGGAATGGCCTTACTGCAGTCACAGAATCTCCATCTGGAGCAGAAGCATCCGCTGTATACGCTGATAACATGAAGTATCTTAGCCTCATGTCAGCTGAAGAGTTCGGAGCTACAATCGAAGCTTATACTTATCCAGAAGCATTTGATAGATGCAATGGTACAGCTGAAATTACTAAGGGAGTTACTATCGGCCAGCAGAACAGAGATACATTCGGTTTCTCTTATCGTACATTGCTTGGTAATGATGTAAAGAGCAATGATTATGGCTACAAGATTCACATCATTTATGGCGCTAAAGCATCGCCATCCGAGAAAAACTTCCAGACTGTAAATGATTCCCCAGAGGCAATTTCATTCAGTTGGGAAGTGTCAACAACTCCAGTCACAGTTGACGGATTCAAGCCTACCGCTCATCTCGAGATCGATTCCACAAAGGTCGAAGCTACAAAGATGAAGAAGATTGAAGATGCTTTATATGGAACAGAAGAAGCAGAAGCTAAGTTGCTGCTTCCAGATGAGATCATTAACCTTTTAAAATAACAGACCCGTCACTGGACGTCTCTGCAACTCCTATTACAGGAGAAGACGACCTGCTTGGCAAGAAGGCAGCTGATCTTCAGTCAAACATTAAGGTCAATGAGAGCACCGGAGTAATTTCTGGTACTCTTAACTATGTGACGGGCTATACCGGATTCAGCAGTAAAGTTGATGAACAGAGCGGTAATTACATTGCTCTTGACATTGCACCAAAGAGTGGTTTCCCTGAATCATTGACAGTCGAAGTTAAAGGCGGAACATTTGGTCCATCTAATCTTCTTCAGTCTGATCATCAGGCGGTTCTTAAGATCAAAGATGCTAATAAGCAGTCTATCTTAATTAAAGCGACTAATAAAGGCACAACAGAAACCAAAGAGTACACACTTACTGGTTTAACACTTAAAACAAAATAAAGTTTTTCCTAGTCTGCTAAAAATATGCAGGCTAGGATTTTTAAAAATGAAAGGAGACTAAACTATGTTTATCAAAACAATCAGTTACAAGGACTTTGACGGAAACGAGAGATCTGAGGATTTCTACTTCAACTTAACGCAAAGTGAAATTTTAAAATTGGAAACAAGCCTTAACGGGGGCTTAACATCATATATGAGTCTTATGGTACAGAAACAGTCCCAGCCGGATATTATGAATCTTTTTGAGAAGATCATTGATGCAGCTTATGGAATCAAGTCTCTTGACGGTCGTACATTTACAAAGACCCCTGAAGCACTGGCGGAGTTCAAGGCTACTGCAGCATATGACAAGTTCTTTATGGAAATTTGCATGGACGAAGCAAAAGCTTCCGAATTCCTGCTTAAAATCATGCCTGACGATGTAAATGACAAGATCAAGAAAGCAGCCGAATCTGGAGTTTATGATGATGCTACATTGAATGATGCTCAGCGAAAAGCAATCTCGGCAGCGATGGCAGAAGTAGCAGGATCTGCAGTTGCAGCTGATGACGCTATGAAAGAAGCAAACTAAGGAGACAATTATGCTCGAATTAATTCTTCCTGGATATGAGCCATTTGATCAAGAAACTCAAACTTTTGGAAAGGTTATAAAACCTACTAAGATTAAGCTCGAGCATTCCTTAATAGCAATTTCAAAATGGGAGCAAATATGGCATAAACCATTATTGAAATTTATGGATGAGGGAACTCTAACCGATGAAGAGTTTCTTGATTATATGTATTGCATGATAGTTGGGTCTTTTGATAAGGTTGAATTTTTTAAACGGCTTGATGATCGTTTACTTAAAAAAGTGATAGACTATATTCAGGACCCAGCTACGGCATCTAGGGTTTTTACAATCGGAGATGACAATAAAGAAAAACCGGAGACGTTAACTAGCGAATTAATATACGCTTACTTAGCCATGGCTAGAATACCATTCGATCCTTGCGAGAAATGGAATATAAAGCGTGTATTCATGTTGATTGAATTGTATGCTGTAAAAACTAATCCACCTAAGAAGATGTCCGTTGATGAAATCCGTAGATGGCAAAAGAAAGAAAATGAAAGACGAAAAAAAGCAAACCATACAAAGGGGTGATATTATGGCCAGAACGCGAAAAGCAGCTGTTAACCTTATCAATTCTTGGGTTGGAAAAAATGAAAAAGATGGATCTTATAAATCTATTCTTGACATTTATAATAAACAGAAAGAAAAACCAAGAGGAGTAACCATGAAACCAGGGATGGCATGGTGCGCTACGACTTGGTCTGCCGTGGCAATTGCTCTGGGGTATACAGATATTATGCCAGTTGAGTGCAGTTGTTTTTACATTATTAAAAAAGCTAAGAAAATGGGCTGCTGGCAGGAGAAAGATAACTATATTCCTAAGATTGGAGATGCATGTATTTACGATTGGAAGGATAATGGAGTAGGAGATAATAAAGGAACTCCGAAACATATTGGCATGGTGACATATGTCAACAAGAATGAAGGATACTTTGTCGTAACCGAGGGTAATTATAAAGATGCTGTTAAGAAGAGGACCGTTAACATTAATGGAAAATTTATACGTGGATTCATCACGCCAAAATATGATGCTGATCAGCCAAAGATCAGTACCAGCACTCACCGCCATGCCGGTAAAGAAGTTAAAACAGTAGCAAGAGAAGTAATCGCTGGTCAATGGGGAGAAGATTATAAATCGAATCTTAAAGAAAAGCATTATGATGTCAACGCCGTTATGAAAGAAGTAGATGCAGTAATTAACACACCATGTGGAATAACGACTACTACTTGTTATGCAGCACATCTGAGCTATTTTTATAAGGGCTCATATAAAACTTCTAAGAAAACTCCTATGCGTATTGACGCTGGATGGAACAAAAAGCTTATGGTTGAAATTCCAGCTGGGAGAAAGGTTGAATGCTACGGATACTTCAGCAAGTATAAAAAATCTGTATGGTTACTTTGTGCTGTAACCATTAAAGGAAAGAAGTATACAGGATTTGTAGAATCTTCTAAGTTAATTGGATAAGGAGAAATGATATGATCAGATGCAAACTTGAGGGTAACTTTAAAAAGCTCAATAATTATTTCGAAAAGCTTTTGGAAGGCGTTAACGTTGGTGTATTAAACAAATACGGACGTGAAGGTGTAGCTGCCCTCAAGGCTGCAACTCCTGTTGATACTGGAGTAACAGCTGCATCATGGTATTATGAAATAGTGCGCGATAACAGATCTATAAGTTTGGTTTTTAAAAATTCTAATGTAGTGAACCATGTGAATATAGCTATTATTCTACAGTATGGGCATGGAACTAGAAATGGTGGATATGTTCAGGGGGTTGACTACATTAATCCGGCTTTAAAACCGGTATTTGATAGACTAGCTAAAGATGCTTGGAAGGAGGTCACTGGATAATGGGTAAAGTTGTTGAAGATGACGTTGTCAGAATGCAATTCGAGAATGGGCAATTCGAGAAAAAAATTCGTCAAAGTCAAAAATCTATAGAAGCTCTTAAGAAAAGCATCGATTTTAGTGAGTCTGGAAAGAGTCTTGCTAAATTTCAAAATGATACCAAAAAGTTCAACATGGACGGAATGGGCCGAGCGGTAGAAGCGGTTCAAGTCAAATTCTCAGCTATGGATACCGTAGTTATGAGTGTGTTGAATCGACTTACAAATGCAGCTGTTGATGCAGGCAAAAAAATAGTATCGGCTTTAGCTTTTGATGGTATGTCTGATGGTTGGAATGAATACAAACTAAAGATGAACTCCATTCAGACTATTATTATGTCTACTGGAGAAAGCTTATCTACAGTAAATAAGTATCTTGATGAGCTTAATACATATTCAGATAGAACTATTTATTCGTTCTCAGACATGACTGCGAATATCGGTAAATTTACAAATGCCGGTGTAGGCTTAAAAGATGCAGTTGCGGCAATTAAGGGTGTATCGAACGAAGCTGCAATTTCTGGCGCAAATGCAGAACAAGCATCACATGCGATGTATAACTTTGCTCAGGCATTATCATCTGGATATGTAAAGCTCATAGATTGGAAATCTATTGAAGTAGCGAATATGGCAACCATGGATTTTAAACAGAATTTGCTTGATACCGCAGTTGCTCTAGGTACAGTCGTTAAAAAGGGTGAAGACTACTATACCACAACTACCAATGCTAAAGGAGCTACATCTGATGCATTCAATGCTACGAAAAACTGGAACGATAATCTTCAGTATCAATGGATGACAACTGATGTTCTCGTTAAAACGCTTAGTAAGTATACGGATGAAACAACCGAATTAGGACAAAAAGCATATGCTGCCGCTTCCGAATTTAAGGATGCCGGACAGATGTTCACCGCTTGGAAAGAAGCGATTGGTTCTGGGTGGGAACACATGTGGGAAACAATATTTGGTAATTTCGAAGAATCTAAAAAGCTTTGGGGATTCTTAGATAGCATAATCGGTAATTATATAGTAAAGACATTCGCCGCTAAGAATGCTACTCTAGATGCTTGGAAGAAGATGGGCGGCCGCAATTCATTAATGCACTCATTTACAAATATTCTAGCAGCAGCTGTTGCTGTATTAGATACTTTTAAGGTTGCCTACAGGGCAATCTTCCCAGAAAAGAATGCAAAAGAAATAAAAAATATAACAGATGCATTTGAAGCTTTCACTAAGAAACTAATAATGTCCAGGGACAAGGTAGACAAACTTTATAGAACTTTAAAAGGTTTCTTTACGATTATAAAAATCATGACTAATTTAATAGGAAATGGTTTAAATGTGGCATTAGCAATAGCCAGCAAACTATTTCCCGCTATCGCTGATGGATTACTGACAATAACTGCATCAGCAGGTGATGCTATTTCAAAATCGGGCGATGCTATAGATAGAGTCACTAATAAAATAACTAATTTTGTAAAACTTGTTGGCCAGAAAATTGCTTTGCCAGGATTCGAAGGAGTCGTTTCTATTCTTAAGGGAATATGGAAAATTATAACAATAGTTGGAGGAAAGGTAACGTCATTCTTCAAAATGCTTGGGAGCGGAATGTCTAATGCATTTAGAAGTGGTGATATAAAGTCGGCCCTTGATATTTTAAATACAGGTCTTATTTCTGGTATGCTTATCGGATTAAATAAATTTGTAGCACAATTTAACTCGTTCTTTAAAGATGCTAAAAAGACGGTTGACGGAATAACAAAAATTCTAGATCCTGTTAGAGAATGCTTTGAAGCATTTCAGAGTAAACTAAGAGCTGATGCGCTTATTAAAATCGCAAGTGCAATAGGTATATTAGCTGTATCTCTAATGCTAATAGCATCAATTAAACCTGACCGATTAGCTAGTGCATTACTTGGAATTAGTGGTTTATTTAGCGAATTAATGTTGTCATTAGCAGCATTTAGTAAAATAAGCGGGTCTATGAAAGGTGTAGCTAAATCTTGTGCTGCAATGATATCGATAAGTGCTGCGGTACTTATTCTATCATCAGCTATGAAAAAGTTGTCTTCTATTGATTTGTCTGGGATAGGAAGAGGCTTGACTGCTGTTGGAGGACTACTTGCAGAACTGTTAGCTTTTCAAGCAATATCAAAAGAAATTGATAAAGTTGGAAAAGCTTCAAAAGGAATAGTTTCAATATCTTTGGCTATGCTAATCCTATCGCAAGCAGTTAAAAATTTCGGAAATTTAAGTTGGGAACAGATTGGAAAAGGTCTCACATCTGTTGCTGCTTTACTTGTTAGCATTGCAGCTTTTACAGCATTAACAGGAAATGCTAAGAAAATAATCAGTACATCAACTGCGATGATCTCATTGAGTATAGCTATGAATTTGTTAGCATTGGCTATGAATAGGTTTTCTGGTATGAGTTGGACAGGAATAGCTAAAGGTCTTACTGCTATGGGTGCAGCATTAGTCGAATTATCAGTAGCAATGAATTTTATGCCAAAGGGTATGATTGCAAAAGGCGCTGGTCTTATAGCGGTTGTTACAGCGTTAAATATTTTAACATCGGCACTGTCTAGCAGCGGAAATATGGAGTGGACAGAAATAGCTAAAGGACTAATTGCTATTGGTGGTTCGTTAAGTATTTTAGCAATTGCACTTAATGCAATGAAGGGGACAATTTCCGGAAGCATAGCATTGACGACTGCTGCTGGAGCATTAGCAATACTTACGCCTCAGCTATTATTACTTGGTAATATGAGCGTTAGTAGTATAGCTAAAAGTTTATTGACATTAGCCGGTGCTTTTACAGTAATTGGAGTTGCTGGAGCGGCACTTGTACCTATATTACCAGCTATACTTGGCATGGCAGGTGCATTTGCGCTTATCGGTGTATCAGTATTAGGTATAGGTACAGGATTATTAGCGGCTGGTGTTGGTTTGACAGCTATAGCAGCTGGATTTACAGCTCTGGCTGGTACGACCGCAGCAGGTGCAACTGCTATTGTAGCTTCCTTATCTGTGATTATAACTGGAATAGCTGGTCTAATACCTGCAATAGCCTCTAAAATCGGAGAAGGAATAGTAGAGTTCTGTAAAGCAATAGCAAATGGAGCTTCTGCTATTGGTAATATGGTTAAAACAGTATTACTAACAGTTCTTGATGTAATTAATACATGCGCTCCAGACATAGTGGAAACTGTAGTGGGACTAATAGACGCACTACTAACGACAATATCTCAACATATGCCGAACATTGTTAATGCTGGCATGGATATACTTGAAGCTTTCATATCTGGAATTGCAGACCACATAAGCGATATAACAGAATCGGCTATTGACATAGTCATTAATTTCGTCAACGCAATATCTGACAAATTGCCAGATGTTATTGATGCGGGATTTAATCTCATTATAAGTTTTATCAATGGACTTGCTGACGCTATCGACAAGAATACCCCAAAACTTACAAAAGCTGTTAATAAATTGATGATAGCAGTACTTGATGCTGCAGTTACAGTTTTAACCGGTGGAATTGACTTATTTAAGACTATCGGTAATAAAATAATGAACAGTGGACTCGTGAAGGGTATTAAGTCTAAAACATCAACGATGGTTAAAACAATAAAAGATTCTATTTCTTCTGGAATAAAATCGGCAAAATCCTTTGGAAGCAAATGGTTAAGTGTCGGCAAGAATTTTGTGTCTGGAGTCATTAAAGGCATAAAAGATAAGGCCGCGGGCCTTGCCAAGGCAGCGGCAGATGTTGGTAAGGAAGCTCTTAATGGCATAAAGAAAGCCCTTGACATTCATTCCCCGTCCAAGGAAACCAATAAACTTGGAGTTTACGCTGGAGAAGGTCTTGTCAAAGGTGTCAAATCTAAAACTGGAGATGTTGAGCTTGCGGGCATTGACATGGGACGAGGAGCTTTGCTAGGCGCTGGAAAAGGAATAAAAGACGGTGCTAAGAAAGCACAAAAAACAGTTACGGGATATGTTAAGGGAATTAAGAAATCCATTAGTAAATCGGTTGGAAATAAAGATGTTGATGGCGTCATGAAGACCGTAAATGGCATTCTTAATGCAGGCAACAGTACGTTTTCAGACCAAATGGATAAAACGACAAAAGACATTATCAAAAATGCTAACAAAACCGGAGCTGGCGTAACTAGTTCATATGATGCTACCTCTAAGAAGATTGCAAGTAAGTCCAAAAAGAACAGCAAGAAAGCAAAGATCAAGATGACCAAAATCATAAAGGTCGCTTATCAGTTTGGAAAGACTTTCGACAAAGCTGTAAGCTCGTTTAATAAAACTCCTTATGAGACGATTACTAAAATCTCTAAGAGTTTAGGAAAAGAGCTTCTAAAGACAACACCTAAGCTTAAGACACTTAGCAAAGCTACTAAAACTGCCGAAAAAACTATCAAGAATTTTGCTATTGCACTGTATAAGGAATCGGATCAGTATAAAGAAGACACTAAGTCTGTTAAGCAACACGAGGCCGCTTTGAAGAAACTTCTTAAGACACAAGATCGTTTAAAGAAGGGCCTTAGCGCTTCAGGCAAGAAACTTAGCAAAAAGAATCTAAATTCAGCCATTAAGGAAAACAACACAGCGATTAAAAATGCTGCAAAACAGCTGAAAGAAGATCAAAAGACTATCCAGTCCAACATTAACTCGACGTTCAAAGAATACAGGAACAATATCATTAATTCGATAAAGGAATATACTAAGTTTACGAATATTGCATTCGATAACTCTAGAAACATATTCTCCGAATTCTCTGATTCTATGGACGATGAGATGAGTACAGTTCTTAAGAACATGGAAAGTCAGGTTGATGGTTATCGGGAGATGAAGGATAACCTTGCGAAATTATCCAAGAATGGTCTTAGTAAGGGACTTATTGATACTCTTAAAGGTATGGGAGAATCTGGTTATGCATACATAAAATTATTTGCAAATGCTTCAAAAGAAGAAATCGACAGAGCGAACAAAGCGTATGCAGAAGCTAGTAAACAAACGAAAGAAGATATTATAGCTTCTTATAAGCAGACTTATCAAGATGCTGTTAAGTGGAAGAATTCTATTAAGAAGATGCTTAATCAGGGTTGGGATATTCGCCTTGTTCAGGAATTGGTTGATGAAGGGCCTGGAAACCTGAGTAAAGTATTGGAAATGCTTACCTTTTCAGCTGAAGAGCGTAAAGAAATTAATGACGTATATGTTAAGAATCTCAAACTTCAGAAATCTGGAGCTAATGATATTATCAAGTCGTTTGCTTTGAAGAAAGAAAAAGAAGCTGCCAAGAAGAAAGCAAAGAAATCCGTTAAGAAAACAGCCAAAGAAGTCAAGAAAGATGTAAAAGAAATTCCAAATGCTGTTTCTGAAGCAGCTAAGGAAATGGAGAAAAATCTCAAGAAGATAAACAACGATTGGGACGATGCAAAGAAGAAAATCGAAGATACAGCAAAGTCTATGACGGAATCCGTAAAGAGCAGTCTCGATAGCTTCACGTCGTTTGTTAATTTCGACATTTCAAGTTCTACAGATTACTTTACGAGATACGATGAAGTAGTAAATGATCTCGGTAATGACACCATCATTGATCGTATGTGGTCACAGGTTAATGCCGAAAAGAGAGTAATCGAAGGTCTTGAAGAACTAAAGAAGATGAGATTTGCAGACGGATTACTGGATTATCTTAAGAGCCTAGGGACGCAAGCAATACCGTATATCGAAGGATTCAAGCTTGCAACTAGTGAACAAATTACAGAAGTAAATAATCTATTTGCTGAAAAAATGCAAATGACAAAAGATTCGGTAAAGCAACAAGCCAGAGATAATGTCGAAGCTGTTAAGAAATGGGAAGCTGAAATACTTGACCTTGCTAAATCGCTAGATCCTAGATTGTTAAAAGAACTAGTCGATCAGGGAATGAGCGCAGCTGATCTTGTTGATGTATATTACAGCATGACGCCTGCTGAAAGAAAAGAAATGAACGATCTGTATGTCGAAAAATTGTCAATAAATGAAGAAGTAGCAAAAACAGTATCCGACTCATACAAAGAAGCAGGTCTAGGTGCTGTTAATTCTATGTATCAGGGAATGATCGATGCAGCTACAGGTAAGGATGTGTCTTCTAAGAAAGGCTCGTCCAGAAATCTTAAAGGGTCAGCAGCTACAAAAACGGTTAATGCGGTAGCTAAGTCGTTCGACGAGGCACTTAAAACAAATACGTCATTCAAGTCTTCAGGTAAGAAAGCTGGAAACCAGTTCAAAGCTGGAATCGACTCAGCTTCCGAAGGGGTTGAAAAGTCTGCAAAGCAATCAGCCAAGAAGGCTTGTACAACCTTTACGAATTACGCAGAAACAAACTTCAAGAAAGCTTTTAAATCTGCCGGAACATCTCTTGGTTATTGCTTTGCTTTAGGTCTTGCTGCAACAACGGTGTTAACAGCTGTAGAATCTTCTTGTAAATCAGTGGTAGATAAAGCATTATCTTCGTTTTCAAAAGGCAGCGACAAAGCATCTTCTAAAGGAAGTGCACTTGGTAATTCATTTGCTCAAGGCATTAGAGGAGCTATACCATCAGCTGTTAGTGCTGCTCAGGCATTGGTTGATGCTGTAAACGCAGTACTATCTAAAATACAGATGCCTAGTTTAAGTGCCAGTGTTAACACTTCGAATCTGTCGTCAATGGTTAGTAGCGGAGTGACATCAGCTACGGGATCTTCTGTAGCAGGAGCTAGCGCTGGTTTTGCAGCTTCTATAGCTAGTGGAATAGCCGGAAGTGTGCTCGGCAAAGGTAACGGTCTTAGCAAAGCTTTGGCGGCATTGCAGAATGGCGGAAGGGGTAGTAAAACTGGTCGCGCTCTAAAAGGATCTAGTACCAATGTAACTAACAACTATACATTCAATCAGACTAACAATTCTCCTGTCGCATTATCTAATACTGAGATATATCGACAGACGAAGAATCAGTTTAGTCAGTTAAAGGGGGCTCTTAAATGATAAAAAAAGTAATTGTTACTAATTATTTAGGGGAATCCCTAGAAATGGAACTAGCTAGGCCTGAGGTTTCGGGTCTAGCTATAACAGACATCGAAGGTTTAGGGCCAGTTAAGGCAACTATCAACACTAGTGAGATAGCGACCGGAGATGGAGCATTATATAATAGTGCTAAACTTGAAACTAGAAATATAGTTATGACTCTGGATTTTAGATTCGGAACAGATATCGAAACTATTAGGCATACTACATATAAGTATTTCCCTATCAAGAGATATATCACGTTGACATTTGTAACGGATCAGAGATCTCTTGATGCTTTCGGTTATGTAGAGTCAAATGAACCTGATATATTCCAGGCTCATGAAACTACTCAAATCTCCGTAATTTGTCCAGACCCATACTTCTATGCAACTAATGGAAAGACTCTTACATTATTTAGTGGTGTCAATCCTAAATTCGAATTTCCATTTGAAAACAATTCGTTAACTGAAAAGCTCATAAACTTTGGTGACATCGTACATATGTATGAGAATGTAGTAACGTACAAAGGAGATGCTTCCGTTGGTATAACAATAACAATTCATGCGCTAGATACAGTAAAAGATATTGTTATCTATAACGCTAGAACTCGTGAAGTTATGAGAATAAATACTGACTTTATACAGACCTTAACCGGTCAAGCATATGGTGCTGGTGATGATATCATTATAAATACTAAGCGAGGAGAAAAGTCAGTTACATTACTGAGAGCCGGCTTAACGACCAACATTCTCAACTGCTTAGGTAAAGGATCGAGCTGGTTCCAGCTGTCGAAAGGAGATAATATCTTCATCTACAATGCTACAGAAGGAGCAATGAGTATTCAGTTTAAGATCGAAAACGATACGATATACGAAGGAGTATAACTTATGGAAGGTGATTAATTTGAGGAGGTAAGCAATGGAAGCTACAATATTAAACTCAAGGTTTGAAAAAGTAGCCATTATTGACAGGTTCAAGTCCTTCATTTGGACTGATAGATATCAAGAGAATGGGGACTTTGAACTCTACCTCACTTTGGATATGGATGGGGTGTTTCCTTATCTAGTCAATGACTACTATCTTCAAAATGATGATTCAGTTCACATGATGATTATTCAGGGAATGCTTCTTGAAACGAATACTACAGAAGGACCAACAATTAAAGTTATAGGCTACTCTCTTGAGAGCTTGCTGAAGCGTAGGATAATATGGGACAATACTACACTTGGCGGAAATTTCCAAGATGGAATAGAGAAGCTTATAAATGACGCTATAATAGCGCCGTCAAAATCGGAAAGAAAGATTCCTAACTTTATATTCAAGAAGAGTACAGACAGTAGAATAACCGCTCTGACAATTGACGCAAAGTATGAGCAGCATGAAAACTTATACGAGGCAATAAACTCACTTTGCGTAGAAAAGCAAATTGGATTTAAAGTTACGTTAAATGAAAATAAACAATTTGAGTTTGAGCTGTACAAAGGCGTTGATAGATCTTACGCACAGCAATTAACTCCGTATGTTGTATTCAGTCCTTCATTTGAAAACTTAAATAACACATCTTATTTGGACAGTAAAGAAGATTACGCAAACGTTGCGTTAACTGTTGGAGAGGATGGAGATACACAAACATTATCCGGGAATCCGTTGAAGATTACTAAAGAAGTGACTAGAGACGGAGAAACTCAGGAACAGTTGAGCGGTATGCATCGATGCGAGATATATGTTGATGCTGGGTCGATTACTTCTGAGGATGAGGACCATAAAATGAGCGACGCCGAACGACTGAAAGTAGTTGCTCAGAAGGGCAAAGAAGCTTTGGCTGAGAAACCACATACCATATCTATGGACGGAGATGTCGATCCTCATACTATGTTTATGTACGGACGAGATTTCAAAATGGGGGATGTAGTTCAGATAGAAAACGACTATGGTATTAAAGGGACATCAACCGTGTCAGAATTTATTATGTCCCAAGATTCTAGTGGGGAAACTTCATACCCTACTTTTACAGACTTTGTAAGCGCCGATGATAACAGAATACCAGTCGGCTCTTAAAGAATAAGATAAAGGAGGAAAAATATGAGTTTTGCATCTGGATTTTTTAATTCCGTAGATCATGATAGATTATATGATGCTACTGACATTTCAAGATTATTTGATGGCTTGATTCGAGATGGAATATTCGCATCTATTGGTGATTGTCTTGTCGTGAAGCAGAGCAATCAGATGAATGTAACTGTTGGAACTGGACGAGCGTGGTTTAATCATACTTGGAGTTACAATGACGCACTTTATCCAGTGACTATTCCGCCATCAGAAATTCTTATGGACCGAATCGACGCAATTGTTCTGGAGATCAACTCTGTCGAGGCCGTAAGAGCAAACAGTATTAAACTAATTAAAGGAACGCCTTCGTCTACACCAGCCAAGCCGGCATTGACAACCACTAAAGAAGTTCATCAGTATCCGTTGGCATACGTCACGGTCGGCAAAGAGGTTACGTCCATTAGGCAAGCGGATATTGAAAACTGTGTAGGGACGAGCGCATGCCCATTTGTTACAGGCATTCTCGAGGTAATCAGCATCGAACAGCTTATTCCTCAATGGAAAGATATCTTGAATCGGTTCGTAGAAGAGAATACTGCAAACTTCAATACATGGATGAATGGAGAGAAGCAGGATTACCAGGCTTGGCTCACGGCAGCTAAAAAAGAGATTACGGATTGGCAAGCAACTTCAAAATCGGACTATCAGAAATGGTACGACAGTATTAAGAATGGCTATGATCAGTGGTTCGCTACAATTAAAGCTGCTTATGACGCTAACTGGTCAACATTCCAGCAATGGGAAAAGGCGTCCCAGACCGAGTTTGATAAGTGGTTTGAAAATATAAAAAACAAACTAGAGGGTGACCTTGGCGCTAAACTTACTCTGGAAACAGAGAAGTTGGGTAAGGAGAAAGTGTCACTTATCGAGTCAACGAAAACATATCTAACAGGTACTGTGGAAGCCCCGTTAATGTTAGGTAATGCTACGAGGAATTTGCTGAATTCGACTTTATCAGGATTTTATGATATTAAGACGATCGGAAAGAATTTAATTCCGTATCCATATTATAGAGGTTCTTCGTATACTACAAACGGAATAACGTTTACTGTAGATTCAAAAGGAGTAATACATGCTTCTGGGACAGCATCTGATACCGCACATTATACACTGTATACAGATGCTTTAATTCCTTGTCTTACAGTTGGCAATAAATATACCATGACTCTAAACGTAGAAAATGGTACAGCATCTGTATTCTTAGCAAATAATAAAGATAATAAAAACACAGATATAGCTGCTATACGTACTTTAACAAATGGAACAAAATCAACCACATTCACATTTACGAGAATAGATGGAGCAACTGATACGATTGCGATTTATATTGTTGCCGGAATGACCCCAACCGGCTGTCAAATCAAGGTCCAATTAGAAGAAGGGGAAACTGCTACAGATATTGAACAGTATAGGTCATCAACCACGAAGATTACCAAGGATACAGAGTTTCCTAATTTCGATCTAAAATCATTCGATTCGGTTACTCATATAATCTCTCCGGCTAATGTTCAGTCATTCCATGCTGATGCGCCAAATGGTAAATACCTGTTAGAGTCAATCAAGAAATCTGCCGAGTCTGGTGGGGTTAGCTATGGAGCAACTGAACCAACAAATCCTAAGCCTGGAGATTTGTGGGTAGATACGAATCATTCGAGTGTGTTAAAATACTATAATGGGGGGAATTGGGAAATCACTAACTCTGGTATATATATCACTGGCGGTGGTTTTCCATCTTCGCCGTATAGTGGTCAGTTATGTTATAGCCCATTTAGCAAAATGATGAATGTTTATATTTCATCCGGTGGTTCTTTTGGCGGTCCAGGTTGGTATCCAGTTGGATCAGATGACCCGGGAGGATATCATTACGGTGCTTCTGCTCCAACTAATACCAAACTCTTATGGATCGATACTTCAGGTGTGGCTAAATTCTACAATGGTTCTGCCTGGGTACCATTAGCAGCTACGTGGGGATAATTCAAAATGGGGGTATATATAATGTATTTATCGGGAAATGATCATTTTGTAAAAGATAACGAAAAACGAAATGTAAAAAATCCCCTGGAGGAAAAATCAGATAAATCTTTTGAAAAGGAGGTTGAAGATAATGCCTAATTTTCTTACCGCGGCAGAAATGAACACTCTTAAAGCCAAGGTAAAAACAGAAATGCAGCGTAGAGCATACAATGGCTCTATGACTGGATTTGCATCTGCATCGTACGACTTCTCCACAACTCCTACATCTGGAACCAAAGTCACAGCGGACCAAGGCAAAAAGGTAATTGAGCCTTTATTGAATATTAAAGATCATGGCAATTTGAATACTGCCGATCTTAAGACAGGATCTAAGATTCCGTCATCGTTTAACAATGAATTACTATCTTACACTGACTCGTTGTCTAAAGAGCCAATCGATGGGGCTACCTCTTCATGTCGTGGAGCATGCTCTGGACTATGTGTAGGGACGTGCGGTAGTACATGTAGTGGTTGTAGTAGCTGTTCAGGCGGATGCACTGGATCTGGAGGTAGTGGAGGTAGTGGATCAAGTGGCTGTGGTGGATGCTCTGGTAATTGCGGTGGGTGTAATGCTTGCTCTGGATGCGGAGGGTGTAGCAGTGGATGCCAAGGAGGATGTTCTGGATCTTGTGAAGGGTGTGGGAGATCTTGCGGTGGGTGCAGTGGGTGCGACGGATCATGTGAAGGGTGCTCAGGATGCGCTGGATGCGGAGGATCTTGTTCTAGTTCATGTTCATCGAAAGGAAAAGGTTCGGCTTGTGCCACATGCTATAGTTGCACTGGCTGTGCTAGTTCGTGTTCTTCATGTTCATCTTGTGGAGGATGTTCTGGATCAAGTGGATGCGGAGGAGATTGTACTGGATGCTATGCTGGGTGCGACGGATCTTGTGAAGCTACTTGCTTCAGCAATTGCAGCGGGTGCGAAGGATCTTGTGAATCGGAATGCACAACTGGATGCCAGGGATGCTCTGGATGTTCAGGCGGCTGTAGTGGATGCTCAGGAGGATGTGGTTCTGGATGTTACGGCTCATGTACTGGAAATTGCGACGGATGTAGTAATGGCTGTAGTGGACAATGTAAAAACGCATGTGCTACTACCTGCTCAGCAACGTGTACAGGTACCTGCCAAGCTCAAGCATTTGGTGCCGTAGTCTCAGGGGGAGTAGTTGAGGACCAAACAGTAGATCTGATTGCGAATGGTGAATGGACTTATTTAGTTAACACCGATTTAGTAACTGCTAAATCTGTAAGCGTAACTAGAAAAGGAACAGAGTATAATTTTAATATTGATGGTTTAACGATTTTAAATCAGAAAACAAATCTGGGTGACACAGCAATAACATTTATTAATGAACATGATTCATTGCTTGACCCTTCTAAAATGAGTGCCAACGAACCGACTATAAAAATAGATAGCAAAAATGATTGGTATCTTGTTCCAGTGTATCCAACATATAGACTAAAGATTAACCGTGGGAAGCCATTAGTGACATTCGCTAATACATATTATAGCGAATTACATTTTAATATCAAAGCATAAAAACTATTAAAAGAAAAGGAGTTAACTAATATGAAAAACTTTACATTAGAACTTAACAAGGAAACAGCTGACTATTTACAGAGACTTGCATACGAGGTTATGACTAGAAAAGACGTTGTAGCTCATATGCTTGAGTCGGCGAAAGATGATACGGATGCTTCAATGCTGGAGTCAGTTCCGTTTAAGCATTACCACAAATTGCTCGAGGAGGCAGAATGTTCCTACGACGTTGCTAAAGCTGAGTTAGAGAGATCTCTGCAGCCTCGTGTTCTGGAGCATGAAGGAAAAGATGTTAAATTCAGATGGGAAGTAACAGACTTCTCAGAGCACCTTGTGCACATTACGGTATTAGAGGGTTGAGTCTATGAAGAAGTTTGAACAGTTTCAGGATATGATTGGAAGGTTGTATCCCGAGACAATTATAACAAATAATGCATCTGACAGAAGAACTTTATCTCGTACCGTGACCTTTCAGGTAACAGACGAGTGCAATTTATGCTGTACCTACTGTTACCAGATAAACAAAGGCAAGAGAAAAATGAAGTTCGAAGATGCAAAGAAACTCATCGATATGCTTCTCACTGGAGACGAACGTCTGGGAGAATATATTGACGCGAATACATCACCTGGTATTATCATTGAGTTTATTGGCGGAGAGCCTTTCTTATGCGTGGATCTTATTGATCAGATTTGCACGTATTTCTATGATAAAGCTATCGAGTTGATGCATCCATGGGCAACAAAATTCTGTATTTCGATTTGCTCAAATGGTGTATTATATTTTGAGCCTAAGGTTCAGAAGTTCCTGAACAAATGGCGGCATAATCTCTCTTTCTCAATTACCATCGATGGAAATAAGGCTCTGCATGATGCTTGTAGAGTCTTTCCAGATGGTACAGGGTCTTATGACGTAGCAGTAGCTGGAGCCCAAGATTGGATATCGAGAGGGTATTATATGGGATCTAAGATTACCATAGCCCCGGGTAATGTTCAGCACCTATTCTCAGCAATTAAACACATGGTGGAGCTCGGATACAAGGACATTAACGCAAATGTCGTTTACGAAAAAGGATGGACATTAGATCATGCAAAGATCTATTACGAGCAGCTCAAAATGTTAGCTGATTATTGGATTGAAAATGATTTAGCTGATGATCATTTTATGGCACTATTTGAGAACGACTTCTTCAAGCCAAAAGAAGAAACCGATCTTGAAAACTGGTGTGGCGGGACTGGATTTATGCTAGCGATGGACCCAGATGGGTGGCTTTATCCATGCATCAGATATATGGAAAGCAGTCTAGGAACGTCCCGAGAGCCTCTTAGAATTGGTCATGTCAATTTCGGAATTGCTCAAAGAAAATGTGATAAGCAGTGCGTTGAGTGCCTCAATAAAATTGACAGAAGAACGGAGTCTAGTGACGAATGCTTCTATTGTCCTATTGCTGAAGGCTGCAGTTGGTGCTCTGCATACAACTATCAGGAAAATGGAACACCAGATTCTCGTTGTACTTATATTTGCGATATGCACAAGACCAGATCACTTGCAAATGCATATTTCTGGAATAAGTGGTATCGTAAGAAACACTCGAAACAAAGATTCAAAATATACTGTCCGGATGAATGGGCTATTCCTATTATCGGAGAGGAAGAACTTGAGATGCTTAAGGAATTAAGTAAGGAGGATCAAAATGAAACTTAAATTTGGAAATGGAACAACAGTAGACATCCGTAAATTTACAAGAGAGTATGCCCAGAATCAGTCAGGCAAGACTTATCTGAATATTACTTCCACATACGAAACCCCAGCAGTGTTTGACAGAATTGCTTCTACAGCTCGTAATGTTGACAATATTTCCCATATGGAGATTACAGACGATAATGGAAATGTAACTACATTCGACGGGTTCAAGCTGGACAACGTCATTGAGATTCATGACGGATTATCTAATGACGTTACTATCAGAGCTTACAAGAATGATCCAGTTGTTACGACTGACGTTAATAACTCAGAATCGGAGGCTATCAGTGAGTCTTTGACATAAATCAAAATGGTTTAGGGAGGTGATTCCATTGCAGTAATTCTTGAGCGTCCAAGTGACGTTAAAAGAAAATTTAATAATACCTCTAGGCTTTTACTCGTTTGTGTCTAGAGGTAAGAACACTTAAATCAAAATAAGAAAGGAGCTGTTTTGTTATGGATTATACATCAAATAACAATACCCAAAGAATGCGACAGTCTATGGGTCCTGTAGACCAACCAAATTGGAACGGAGGACCGAGACTAAATCATAATCCCCAAGTTATGAATAACCAGGTCGTAGGACCGCCTAATCTGTCGAATGCAATGACAAATCAACAGCCAATTATTCCAATCAGAGGAAGGATTGTAACTTCAGAGCAGGATATCATGCCTGCAGAAATACCAATGGATGGTAGTATTTGTCTGTTTATGACAGAGGATTGTAAAAGCGTTATCGCTAAACAGTGGAATAGTAACGGTGTTCTGCAAAGTATCATCTATTCTCCAAGTTCGAATGAGCAGGCTCAATCAGAGTGTCAAAATGGTGATAGCACCGAGGAATTAAAAGCTCAGCTTGATAGAATAGAGAATATGCTAAAACGGCAAGGACATCAAAATAAGTCGCGATTCAAGGAGGACAAGAAGAATGATAAGTCAATGCATTCAACAAATGGCAATGAAGATTCTAAAGGAGAATCCTAATATTGCCAATAACCCTAATGCTCAAAACATGATTAATGTTATTCAATCTGGCGATGAGAAAAAAGGACAGGAGATTGCGGAGAACATTTGTAAGTCTATGGGTGTTAGTAAAGAAGATGCTATCCGACAAGCAGAACAGTTCTTTCGTGTAAAATAAGGAGGAAGTAATTATGTTTAATATGGGTAGTGCACCAAGTCTTGCAGATATCGCTGCTGTTCCTGCATTTACTGTACCGAATCCATATGCGAATTATGGGTTTGGATGCTACTGCGGATCAACTAATAACGGTTGCTGCTAATTAACGTCAAAATGATTAGGGAGGGTCTAGAAACGGACTCTCCCTTGTATGGAGGTATTATAAAATGATTGAATTATCAAATACTACTGACCAGGTATTGCCTGCAGGTCAGTCCATTACCTTTGACAAAGTTCTTCTCAAAACAGGTTGTGCTGAGTGCCATAGAGAAAACACAGGATCTGTCAAAATGAGAGCTAATGGTATTTATGAAGTTTCTTTTGCTGGTAACATCTCTGGCGCGGTTGTAGGAACTCCTGTGCAGCTTGCCTTTCAATTAGGAGGCGTAACTATGCCAGAGACGACCATGGTTTCTACTCCTGGAGCTGCTAACGCTTCTAACAACGTAGCTACTTCAACTTTAATCAAGAATTGCTGCGGGGACTACGATCGTATAACCGTAACTAATACCGGTACTGCGGACGTAACTGTCGCTGCTAATAGCGCTTTTATTGTTCGTAGGCTTGCCTAAGGAGGTGTCGTAAAAATGGAAAAGATGAAAGATCTCTGTTCTATTAAGGCAACTCTTGTAGACTCTGTAAAGGAGCAGCTTTCTCATGGAATTGAGTGCGTAGATGCTCATGAAATGGGCGAAGTTGTTGATATGATCAAAGATATTTACGAAGCTGAGAACTACTGCATGCAGTCAAAATACTACAAATCAATTGTAGAGGCTATGGGCGATGGATCTTACGGTTACAACCCGAATCGCTATGCCTCTAGTGGTAGATATGCTTCGGCCGGTCACGGTTCTAGATATGGATATATGCCATATTTGGAAGGTGAGGACTATAACATGCAGCAATATCTTACCGGTGATCCAACAGAGTTTGCAGATCAGATGAAGCTCCGCTTTGGTTATATGGATCAAAATGAACCAAAAATGATGAACAAGCCAGTTAGCACTTATGGCGCTGCATATGATTCTTGGTCTGATGCAAGAAAACATTACACGAAAACTGGCTCATCAGAAGACAAAGAGAGAATGGAAGAGCGTGGAAAAGAACATGTCGAGAAGGCCATTATCTCTATGCGTGATATTTGGAGCGAAGCAAGCCCTGAATTGAAGCGTGCAATGAAAACCGAACTTTCTACATTAGTAGACAACATGACTATCTAAAGAGAACTGCGATTATGGACAGATTCTCAATGAATGGATATTTATGGAGGATAAAGTTCGTAAACCCAAATGACAAAATGCTTATGGATAGGACTGGAAAAATGACATTAGCCACCACAGACCCAAACCTTGCAACTATTTTCATGTCGAGGAGCTTATCTGGTGCACTCCTCATGAAAGTTCTTATCCATGAGCTAGGTCATTGTGCTCTAGTTAGTTACGGTCTGCTAGACGATATTCATAAGGTTGTAAAACCAGAATATTGGATATTAGCAGAAGAATGGGTCTGCAACTTTATAGCCGATTATGGAGCTAAGATATTTTCAATAGCTTATTCTGTATTAGGTAATGACGCATGGATGTTTATTCCTTATGAGCTTGATAAAATAATCGCATAAGGAGGAAGATTATGGAAAGCATCGTATCAATTATCGTCACTGTGTTGTGTTCGGTTATTGCATCATCTGGGTTCTGGGCATGGATTCAGAAAAAAGATGACAAAAAATCGTTGCAAAGTCAGATGCTCATTGGACTGGCCCACGACCGCATTGTGTCATTAGGCATGGCCTACATCGAACGTGGATGGATCACTAAAGATGAATATGAGAATCTGAGAGACTATCTTTACGAACCGTATAAAGCATTAGGAGGCAATGGCTCAGCGAAGAGAGTTATGGAAGGAGTCAATAGACTCAAGATATTTACAGTACCACCAATAACGGAAGGAGAGAGTCAAAATGAAGTTAACAAATAAACAGTATGATATTCTTAAATGGATTGCATTGATTGCTTTACCAGCAATTGGCACTCTGTATTTCACGCTTGCTACTATCTGGGGACTTCCGTACGGAGACCAGGTCGTAGGAACTATTACTGCTGTCGATACTTTTCTTGGTGCTCTGCTTGGTATTAGCACAAGTCAGCATAACAAGCGCAAAGCTGCTGCGGCAAAAAAGCAGTAATGTACATATGATGTCTCTAGGCTTTCTATACGAGGGTCTAGGGACGTCAGAGTATCGCTGGATTTTCAGGGTGTGTTTCTTTTTCGCTAAATTTTCATGCGTTATAATGAAGATTAAACCATTATATTTAAGGAGGAATCAAAATGGGTAAGCTGATGTATCAAATTATAATCAAAGAGAATTATGTTAATGACTATATCTTAGGACGGATATCGGGAATACTCGATTGGTGTGCGTACACTGGCGATAATGTAAAATCAACAGACGTATTGCACGTCAATGGAGAATGGATATTCAATTGTAAGATGTATTATGAGACATATCTCGAAATACGAAACTATATAAATCGATGCTATCCAAATATTAAAATCGAATACTTCGAAATTATTGGTGATCGAAGAGTAGAGGCTTAAACAAGGCCTCTTCTTTTTCGCTATATTTTCATGTGTTATAATAGGAGGTGATCAGTATGTTTAAATCAAAATACAAACGTAAATATGATCAGTTAGTATCTGACATCAAAGCTGAGATATGGCTTAACGACGGGATTGTCAAGTTTTATGAAGAAAATAAAGATAAACTTGAAGAACGTGGAGAATATACACCAGCTTTAATGACAGATAAACTATGCAGACAAGAATGCGTTGCTATTTTAGAGCAAATACTGAAACGAGCTGAGGAGGTCTAATTCATGGCCTCTTCCTTTTGCCTCGCATCTAATTCTTATTGTATAATGAGAAATATACTAGACAAAAATATGGAGGTACATAAATATGAAAAAATTATTACAGGTATTCAAAGATGGAAGATGGTTAATTTGTATATTCCCAGTAGCAGTACTTATAATTGCAGTGCTTACTATGATAGGAATTATGAACCCAGCAATATCGTTTGGATGTGGCATTGTTGCATATTTGGTAGCAATTATGTTTAGTTATGATGACGAGGATGAGGACTAATTCAGGTCCTCTCTTCTTTCGCATTATATTCACATGCTATAATGAAGATTAAACATTTAGGAGGTAATTTGATATGAAGAAAGGATTAGAAAAATTATTTGCATTGGTGTCAGCTTTAAGCTTTGTATGTGCACCAACGTTACTAATGTTCATTGGATTCTGGATGATCTACAACGTAGGTCTCTGGATTGGAATAGCATTTAGTGCCGTTGGATATTTCGCATCAGTGTGGGAGTATTTCCAATTGCAGACGTATTTCGATAAGAGAAAGAAGAAAAATCAAAACACAACTAAATAAGGTCTAGGGACGCGGGCGATTCAAAGCCCGTTCCTTTTTCGCAAGATATTCTGTTACTATAATAGGAAAGAAAGGAGGAGCTAAAGATGAAAGAATTCTTAGCAAACATAGTAAAGGTATTTATTACATTAGCGATTTTAGGACCAGTAATTGCACTGGTAGGAATCGGTCTTGGAATAGGAGCTTTACTATTCTAACTAGGATGAGTCAGTGGAAACATTGGCTCTTTCTTTTCTCGCATAAAAATCATATTCTATAATGAGAGAATAAAGGGCGATATAGCGGCCGATGAATAATCGGGGACTGCGACAGTTTAAACAGCAACCGGAGCGCGTACTGAGTTAGACACTCATAAAATAGGACGGTACGTGTCCAACGACTTGGGGTTGAAACTCAAGCATTCTCTTTTTTTATTTTCTCGCATAAAAATCATATCCTATAATGAGAAATAAACTATTATCATAAGGAGGTAATTACAATGAAAGGATTATTAAGCAAACAGATTACTTATGGAGGATGGATCAAAATGACACTGATTGGAACAGCGATTTCAGTGGTAATTATGGCTATTGAATTCATAGGGCTTGGGATTATTGATCGTCCATTCAAAAAGAAAACCAAGAAAGATAATAAAGAGGAATAAAGTCTAAGGGCTATGGAAACATGGCCTTTAAGCTTTTCTAGAAAGGAGTCAAAATGACAGTAAAAGAATTTTTAGAAAACAACAAAGCAGCAATTATGTACGATTTCGCAAATAAGGAATTGGAGAAGATTTTAGCGCGATCAAAAGAATTGAATAAGAAAATGAAAACATTACCTGACAAAAATTCAGTAGAAGGATTAAACATTCTTGTCGAATCGCAACGTTTAGCAGGAAAAATCGAAGGCATTAACCTTATCATGGAAGAACTCGAACGCCTCGCAAAAATCTCATAGTGTATAATGAGATGAAAGGAGGAATGTAAGATGATTACATTATTGATTTTAGGAGCTATTTTATTAGGAGTGATAGTGATTGGAACATTACTGCTTTTAGCAGGGGGTATTTCATTACTACTGTCATTCGGAGATGTTATAGTGGCTGGATTGATAATCTATGCTATCATCAAACACATTTGGAAAAAACATCATAAGAACTAGGAGGGGCCTACATAGGCTTCTCCTTTTATATTTTTTAAATTAAAGGAGGAAACAAAAAATGGTAGTAGAGTATGTTGAAGATTTCATTGGATTGAATGGACAGTTCTATGTCAGTAAGGTAGCGTCAGAGTGCAATTCTATTCGGTTAGTTCCGAACTGTGGAAATATGTTGGCCGCTATATTCCTGTACAGGGACAATGATCAGAGTATGATTATTCCATTCTCAACAGAAGATATTGATGAGAAGATGCTGTACCTAGACAATAATATATTTGATATGCATACACCTTCGGCAGTCATCGATTTATCTGGTCTCAAGGCTGTAAAGCTGTCAAAATACATTGAGCTGAATTCAGTTATGAAGACGATCAGCAAGAGTCTGTTAATCGCTAGTAAGTTACCAAATGATATTCCAGTCGATAGCAGGAACATTTCGAAAGATATTTACCATGCAATTGAGTTCAATGATGACAGCTTTAATCAGTTGTTTAAAACTATGAAGGAGGGAATGTAATGTTTAAGACATGTATAATCGTCCCTAGAGTAGGCCAGGTGCCAGATACTATCAATCATATTTTGGATGATATTGGGTGGCATGTAGATACAATTATCTTCGAACCAGATCAAGTAAGCTTTTATGTACGCTATAAATGGTACCAATATTATAAAGTATGTGCATTCAAAAAGGCGGTGAAAAACTATGCGAAAAGAGTCAAATATTATGATCGCACCTCTATCCCTAGATATTTATTTTCACAAGAGACAAGACCATCACCAGACAAATTCCAAAAAGCGCTCGCAGAGTTTTCCTACGCAGCCGCAGTTCAAGGAGGTATTAGATGCGGAGATATCGAAGCTATAGTCAATGACGATGGCATAGTAATAGGATATAAAAGATAAGGAGGTAATTAAAATGAAGATTATTATGTGTATTATAATTGTAGCTTTTGCATATGGAGTTGGTGTACATGCTGGCAGGAACACAACAAAGATGTCTTGTCCAGGCATTATCAAAATGGCTAGGGACGAAGAAGACAAAGGATACTACTTTGCTCTGGAGGTTAAAGGAAAAGACGCTCTTAAAGAGATGTACAATTCTGATACAGTAACGTTTGAAGTTAGGCGCATGTCGGACACGCAAATAAAACAGGGCCTATAATGAGAACTTTATTGTTATAATATTGAAAGGAGTCAAATATGGCAAGAGAAGAAGGAACTGAAAACTTAAGAGACGTATTGGAGCAGACTATTATTGAAGAGGACAATAAGCTCTTCGATGAAAAGATTGGAGACGAGCGAAACGCTATTGCCGACAATTTGGTGAACTTCTACAAGTTGAAATTAGAAGAAGACAAGCTCACACAGGAGCGTGATATCAAAATGAAAGAGTTTGATCATAAAGAAAGAGAACTCGACATTAGAGAACGCGAATTGGAGCAGTCTAAAACTAATTCAAAATTGGAGTTGATCAAATCCGGAGTAACGCTGGCCGCTTGGGCCGGTCTTAGCATCGGAGTGATGGTCTTCGAAGGTAATGGAGGCGCAATACTTAGTAAGGCATTTCCGGGGATCTTTCCAAAGACGAAGATCTGAGAAACAAAAAAGTTAAGTTTATAGGCTATGGAAACATGGCCTTTAAGCTTTTCGCAAATAAATCTTAGATTATAATGAGAACTTTATTGTTTTAAGTTGAAAGGAGAATTAAAATGAAAGAAAAAACTAAACAGAAACTTAACGAGGCAAAAGACTATGTTATTGAGCACAAGAGTGATATCATCGCTTTCTGCGCTACGACTGTAGTTGCAGTTGCAGTTGGTCGTGCTTGCGGTACTGTTATTGGAAAGTACATTGGCATGACAAATGCAGAAGCATACAGAAACGGGTGGCAGAAAGGCATGAGCGATTTTCACGATCGTATGCTGAGAGACAACATTGAAAATGCTGAAGTGGTTAAAGCTTTAGTAGAATTTCAGGATCGAAACACAAAATAATAAGGAGCGAAGTTTATAGGCTATGGAAACATGGCCTTTAAGCTTTTCTAAGAATAGGAGTCAAAACGATGACAAAGATAATACTATTGATCTTTATTAGGAGTTAGTTATTATGGATACATTCTTATTGGCATTTTTAACGGCGTTTATCGTACTGATGATTTCAGAAAGACGCCATCGCAAATAATTCATTTATTATAATGAAGGAGGTGATAAAATGGGCAAAGAAACTTTATTGAAGATTGGTCAGATTGGATGCACTGCATTAGCAGGATTCTTAGGAATCTGTTTGACACAGTTAAGTATCGATAAGGCAGTCGATAACAAAGTAAAGGCTTTAGAATCAACCGACAAAAAAGAGGATGAGGACTAATTCAGGTCCTCTACCTTTTCTAGAAAGGAGTCAAAATGAACACTGAACAGGTAGGATATTTTATTAAAAGAAACATGCCTACTATTTTATCTATAGGTGCGGCTATAGGTGTGGTAGTATCAAACATCCTTACAAATAAAGCATCTATCAAAGCAACACTTAAAGTTGACGAAGTCGAGAAAAAAAAGAAGAGAGAGCTTACGTTTATTGAGGAGGTAAAAGTTGTAGCTCCGATTTATGCTCCGTCTATTGTAGTTGGCGCTGCTACAATAGGGTGCATCTTTGGATCGAACTTCTTAAACAAGAAACAGCTGGCTGCATTAGCAGGAGCTATGAGTCTCTTGCAGGCAAATTTTAAGCGATATAGAGAAGAAGTAGTACACGAGGTAGGCAAAGAAAAAGAAGAAAATATTTGGAAAGCTAGCAGAACTCCAATTACGAAAACAGTATCTGAGCAGGAATCAAAATTTGTAGACACAACTGGATTAACATTCTTCATTGATAGCTTGACTGATGAGGGTTTCTATGCCGACAAATCGACAGTAGAATCAGCTATATTAAAGCTGAATAGGAAATTGGCATTAAGCCCTGCTCACACGGTAACTTACGATCAGTTTAGATACGATCTCGATTTGCATCCAACAAGTTTTGGAAGCGTTGTAGGTTGGTCTAAGATCGATATGGACGAGAATGATAAGACAAATGAATGGGTTGATATTCAACTTGTGCCGTTTGAAAACACTGAGGGTTACTATATACGATATCTTGATTTACCGCATGGGTTATTCATGGAAACCAAAGCAGAGAAACGAGAAGTTAAAGGCTGGTTCAAAGACATGGAATACAGTTCAAGCATGCTAATATAAGAAAGGAGAAACAAAATGAGTTTTTTAAACGATTTAATTAAGGAGGCAAACAAGGTTCCAGTCATTGCCGATAAGAACGCACCAATGCTTCTTATGATTGCTGGAATCGGAGGATTAGCTGCTACTGTAATCAGTGCGGTTAAAGCTACGCCAATGGCAATTGACAAAATGGATGATGAGATTGCTAACAGATATGAGAGAGGAGATATCGAATATGAAGATCTCCCAATGTCCGTGGCAAAATCTGACATGGAGTATAGATTCGAGGAACTTGGACCTAAGCAGATCGTAAAGTCTTGTTGGAAGTGCTATGTCCCTACAGTGATTTTAGGGGCTTTAAGCATCTCAGCATTTATCGGATCGTACAAAATCAGCACAGCCAGACTTACAGCTATGACAGCAATGTATGAATTCACAGCAAATGCATATGACAGATACCGTAGAAATGTAGCCAAAGTATCACCAAAGACAGATGTCAAAGCTACCAAAGCTGCTAGGGACGAACAGGTAAAAGAGATCTCAGAGTCTAAGTTTGATGGTATGCCAGAAGGAAAAGAGGTTTGTATCGACCTCTATACAGGCAACGTGTTCTATTCGACAAGAGAAGAAATACTGCAGGCCGTTGGAAAGATAAAAGATCGATTCCTTGGCGGTGAGATGTTTATATCTCTGAATGAATTCTATGATGAAGTAAATGCAAGTCACGTAGAAGTAGGAGATGACGTAGGATGGTCACCAGACACTTATGTGGATGTGCAGTTCGACTCAACGTTAAGGAATGGAAAGCCGTGCCTGACAATTGGATATTTCGCAAATCCGAGGTTTGATTACCGCGAGTTAATGTAAACTCGCAAAAAAATCATATATTATAATGAGAGATATACCAAAAAATTTAAGGAGGACAAAAGTATGTCAGAATTACAGAATGAGAAAACAGAGGTTATGGTATCAGAGGACGTTAACACAACGCCTGCAACTGAGGAATCTAAGGACGACGATTCATTAGGCAAACTTGGGATTGCACTGATCGGATTAGCGGCTGTCGGAACTTACACGCTTGGAAAAGCGGCAGTTAAGGGAGGCATGAAGTTAGTCGAGAAGGTAAAAGAAAAGAGAGCCGACTTGAAGAGGTTTAAAGACTCTAAAGATGCGGACTATCGTGAAGCGGAAACTGAAGATTATGCTGAAGAAGATCAGGATGAAACTGAAAACGAAAAGTAGTACTTAAAAAGATTGGAAATCTTTGGGTCTAGGATCATGGAAACATGGTCTTAGACTTTTTGTTTTAGAAAGGAGCCAGAATGGAAAGATTGGAAAGCAACTCGATTGCTACTGGCGCGAAGGCTGCAAAGAAGAAACCTACTAAAGCTGAGGAGCGTCAGAAGATTGAAAAAGTAGTAAAGAATAGAGTAACGACTCAGAAAAAATCCCTGGGTCAGAAATTCGGAGAAACATTTTTAAGTGATGAATCCGGAGGTGTTGGATCTTATATATTCAATGATGTTCTGATTCCAGCATTAAAAGATACATTCGTTGATATGGTTGAAGGTGCTATCAATATGGCATTCTACGGAGATACAAGACGTAGATCACATGGACGTAGCAACATCAGCCGTACAAGTATTGAACGAGTACCGTACGATGATCAGTTTGGTAGCAGTAGACGTAGATCAGCTCCTCGAGGACGGGCTAGATATGATATGGATAACATCAGATTCAAAACTCGAGCAGATGCAGATTTAACTCTTGATACCTTAACCGAGTATCTTGACAAGTATGATTCTGTATCAGTCGGAGATGTATACGAGTCACTTGGTATTCCGACACAGGCAAATGACTTCCATTATGGTTGGTATGAACTTGGTGGAGCTCATATTAGAAAGTCTAGAGACGGCGGATACGTATTAGAGATGCCGAGATTGGAGGAACTTGACTAATGATTAAAATTATTGAACCAGGAACTAAAACCGTGGCCGAATGCAATAGCTGCGGTTGTAAGTTCTCTTATGAGAAAGAAGATATTCAGAGTCGTCCACACAAGACACCTGATGGATGCGCGCCAAGTATTACAAAATTTCCAAAATTATTTGAGTATTATGTATTGTGCCCACAGTGTGGAAAGGATCTTACGGTTATTTCAATTAAAATGCAGAGAGCATAAGGAGGTATAGAAATGGGAAACAAAGTAAATCATCCAGATCATTATCAGAATATTGCTGGCGTTGAGGCTATTGATATTCTGAATGATGTGGTTAAGGACCTGCCAGGCAAGCAGGCCGCAATGTTATGGAACGCTATGAAGTATCTGTTCAGATTCCAGAAGAAAAACGGTGTTGAGGATCTAAAGAAAGCTCGTAATTATCTGGACTATCTGATTGCTGATATCGAGGCAACTAATGAAGCTGCTAAGAATATTATGGCGAATAGTTCAGCACCAAAGGAAATCAAAACAGATCACGGCCCATGTGTTATCTATAAGTCAAAGATTTCTGGACATGCAGAAGTATACTATTCCGCACAGGCATATCCTGGAATGTGTACAACAATTTCATTCGCGAGTGAGTTAACTAGAGATATGTTTATTAGCAACTTCTTTAACCAGCTCAAAAAAAAGAAATTCTCTATTAGAGATGTTCTGGCTAATACAAATTTCATCGATCCAGATGGTACGGACAATTTCAGTACTGAGCTTCCATGGAAAGATCTCTTTGCAAAGTTCAAAATGGACTCTATAGACGGAAAATATTACTTAGACTTCGTTTACAAGAGCGATGCATTAGACGCATTGGAAGACAAGCAGCCTACGAGTAATAAGTGCATCTCGTACCATTCAAGCGTTTGGGGAAATGCAGATGTTTACTATTCAACAGATATGCCGCAAGGAACATGCACAAAGATTCTGTTTGATGATAAGGGTGGCAGAGACACATTTGCTATCAAGTTCTTTAGATATCTTAGCGTAGTTGGCTATAGATTCTCTATTCAGGATATTCTGGAAGATGCAAGGTATCTGTTTCCTAAAGAGGACAACAGTCTTCATTTCACGATGCCATGGAATGATATCTTCAAAGGATTCCATATTACAGACGAAGACGGCAAGTATGCATTAGAGTTTATTATTGATTTACAAGGAGAAAAATAAAATGAATGAAACCAAATCGACAACTGTAAAAGTCGACAAAGCCAAAGTAGATAAGGCGATTATCATTGTTTCCGGGACGAAAGAAGAACCGTATTTCGAAATTCTTTACCATCTGCTTGGTGAGAATGATGACAGGATCGGTTTTGGATCATATTGCTTAACCAATGTATTCAATTGGAGAGAGCAGTACTTAGAAATTGTAAATAAGGAGGACAAATAAATGAAAGTATTAGACACAGCAGTAACAAGTTTATCAACAGTAGTGGGCCACACTAAGGCCTGGACCAAAATGAACTCACCAGAGATCATGTTATTTGCAGGAATCGGAGCAGGTATTGGAGCTCTGATTATGACACAGAGAGCTACTCTTAAAGTGGCAACAGTAAAGGTAAATGAAGATGCTATAAAGAAGAATATCGCAGAGAAGGCAGCACTGTATGAAGAAGATCCTGATTCTCTTGATCAGCCGTACACAAGAGAAAATGCAGCAAACGATATGGTTCTGTTACAGCGTAAGACAGCATTAGAGTATGTTAAGCTCTACGTCGGACCAGTAATTCTCGAGGCAGCATCTATCGGTCTTATTCTTGGATCTCATCACATTATGAAACAGCGTCAGGCAGCATTAGCAGCATCCTGTGCGGCAATTGCTCAGGCTTATAAGACTTATCGTCAAAATGTAATCAACAAGTACGGTGAAGAAGTCGACAAAGAAATGCTGTATGGTTCTGAGAAGAAAACTGTCAAGAAGACAGAGACAGATCCAGAGACAGGTGAGAAGCACAAAGTAGCTGAAGAGGAAGAGATCATCAGAAACTTCGGTGGCTCACCATATGCAAGACTCTTCACCCGTGAGAACTCTACAGAATGGTTCAACGACAATCCTCAGAATGAGTTCATGCTCGCACAGCGTGAGAAGGAAGCAGACACACGGTTAAAATGCGAAGGAATCCTGACACTGAACGACGTATACCGTATGATCGGTCTGAAGCCTACTGATATTGGTCTGACACACGGCTGGAGATACAGAAGCCAGAAAGATCCAGACTATGGCAAGTTCGACAACAATGTAACATTCCTGACCAAATGGGTCATGGTACCGAACGAAGAAACTGGCGAAGAAGAGAGAACACTGTTAATCGACTTCAACTGTGATGGCTGCATTTATGGTGAAGTATCCCAGAGATGAATCGATGAACAGATAATGCTTAGAGACGGTGTATTAGATTACCCTTGGCAGCAGTGGTGCTACTAAGGGCGGTCTAGGACCGTAGGAAGGAGAAATGAGAAACATGAGTAAGATATGTTATATAGCAAGCGCTTCAATCGCTGTAGTAACAGAATATAATAAAGATCCAAATGCTGAATTCATTGTTATTGATAACTCAGACATAGATGCTATTGTTGAATACTTCAAAGATCATGCAGTTTACCAGTATTGCGCTGATTTGATTATGGACGGACAGCTTAAGTTCAAAGGCAAGCCAGTTATAGCATATATTGGACAGCCTATAGGAAGTAATAAAGGTGACATAGGATCTATGACAGCCGAGGAAATGAAAAGGATGCTTAACAAAGTTTATGGTGCTGGAATGTTTCATAAGGAGGCTGCAGATGTATAGATGTGATGGATGCGGCGAGGAATGCGAGGAAAATGAGCTTACAGAGCTTGAATTCTTTCAGGGCATACCTATACAAAATTTATGCAGTGATTGTCTGTCAAAAATATTTATAAAGAAGGAGGAAAAGAAATGAAAAACGCAATACACTTAAGCAATGACTTGATGCAGAATAAAGGGGATTTCGTTGATGCATTACTTAAACGATTTAAAACATTGATCCATGCTACGGAAGGCGGCTTATCAGGGACAATGATATGGCGAAACTTCTACCATGGTTTAAACATCAATATTGAAAAAGAGATATTGGATGCTTTTGATATCAACAATTTGGAGGATATAATACTTGGTATCAAATCGGTAGTGCTGTATAAGGACCCATCCACGTATGAAACATTCTTACTGTTTAATGTTGGTGATGCCAATGAAGAGATAAGCAACAGAGATGCAGCTGAAGCTTTTGCAAAAGTCTATGCAAAACTTAATTCGATTCAGGAAACGAATGGCGTCAAAATAGAGGCTACTATTACAACTGACGGGATAAACATTGAGTCTTCTAAGGACAATCTCGTTTACCGTATTATTATACCGAAACGTGAGCTGGATGCATCAGTTGATATTACAATACCGATAGAAAACACACTTGAAACTGCTATAAATAAACTAATTGATTAAAGGAGGGTCCTTCTATGTGCGACAAAACAAGAAAAATGGGTAATTGGACTGTAACTGACCATGATTTAGAGGTATTTGAGCGTTGGATGAAAGGAGACAGTGCTCGTATGATAGCAATGGACGAGTATGTCTCTACTCAGAGAATATACCAGATAATCACTAAGGTACGATTATTCCGTGGTGATGAGGTCTACAAAGATCCATATGATCTGAGATACCTGCAGTCAATCACGCCTAGAACTAGGAAATTCCTGGTTAAGAGAGGTGCTAAAGATCTTAATGAGCTGACAGAATGGGTTAAACATAACAGACTTACAGATATTCCTGGGGTCGGTGATACCATTGGACAAAAGATACTCATTCAGCTTCATGACTTTATGCGCCAGAGACGTGAAGAAGAGCAGAATAAGAAATCAGAATAAAACTTGGAGGGATTTTAAAATGAACAAAATTACTAAAGGATTATATTTGTTACTTGCTGTTGTTATGTGTTTAACAGTTGTTCAACCAATAAATGCAAAAACTAAATACACCAAGGCTGAAAAGAATTTAGCTTACACATTAGCTGTCTTCCAGGATAGTGAACTATGGGACCCAGATTCATTCAAAATAAAGAAAATTAGTAAGATTAAATATGTTCTAAATAAGAATAATTTCGAAGTGTATGCAGCATGCGGTATTCTTGATAGCTACAGGACGATTACTTGGAAGGTAGATTATACGGCGTCCAATGCTTATGGCGGAAACGTTAGGGAAAGTGTATATGTTACTTCTACGTGGTGTTATTGCAGCGAAGATGGCATTGATTTCGAAGAATATACTAACAAAACGAATTATGCAAAAAGCAGTAAAAGTAAGTCGTTTATTAAGAAAATCAAGAAGCTTACGTCAAAATACTATAAGGAATTTTAAGGAGGTATAGATATGAAAATTTTAGCTACAATCAAAGAACTGTCTCAGAATTACAGAGTACCAATTAAGCTTGTTGCGAAGCCTGATGGTACTATAGAGATATATGTCGATCATGAGAAGGCTAACTATATCACAGTTAATTCATCGACAGACGAGGATTTCGTTTGTTTCTGCTTAAGAGAATGCGTGGAAATTTATTTCAGGAGGTAATTAAAATGATTGGATTTTGTAAATGTGATATTTGTGGAAAAGTGTATCACCAAGATGAGAACAAGAACTATGATGGAATCATGATTTGGTATACTGATCAAGAGACTGGCACTACTATGCATGGAAACCGAAAGTATGATATTATTGAACCGAATGGAGAAACAATGAAAGGATCTCCAGAGATGATGGATGTATGTCCTGCCTGCTTTGGACGGTTCTGTGACTGGATTAAATCATTTAAGGAGGAGAACAAATAATGAGAGGAATTTGTAAATGCGATTTATGTGGCAATGTATACGGTGAAAAAGAGAACCCGGTATATGATGGCATTACTGTATGGTGGAAAAACAAGGCTGGAGAAAACAAGTTTCCGGCGTCAGCTTCTCAGTTAAGCACACAGAGTGGCGATAAGCTTACTGACATGCCAGCAGTTATGGATCTTTGCCCTAATTGCTTTGAGCGATTCTACAACTGGATAAAAATGTCTAGGGATGAAAACTTCCCTATGAACAAACCTGAATAACTCGCAAATAAAACATATCTTATAATGAGAAGAGATGCGTAATAGCACAATAGCAGTGCGCTGGTATCCCCATACCAGAGATGTGGGTTCATATCCCATTTGCATCTCCTTTCATTTTTTCGAAAAATAGGAGGAATCAAAATGAACAGAATTATCGATTGGTTTAGAAAACCGGCAATTATGAAGAAACTTTATCTCACAGGTGGAGATTGGGATGGAGACTTAGTAGTTTACAAGCATCACAGGTATTATGTGAACATCCAGACAGGGGTGGTGATGAGAATTGAATAGTATACCAATATACGTATTTATATTCTTTAGAGCTTTAAGCTTATGTCTTTTAGGCGCTGCTATAGTGGCTGGGGTAGTGCATACCATAAAGCACATTCGCAAGTTTCATGATATAGATGCTATCTCATATCTTATAATTGTATTTTTCGCTGTGGCTATGATTTTATCGTGGACAGTAAAATTGAGCTAGGAGGATTATTATGCAGGAATTTGAACATACATCAAGGGACGATTATGCATATACTGAGCAAGAGTTGTCATGCCCTTATTTCGATGAATGCTATATTCAGGTAAGGAATCAGGGAGCATGCAGGTTTCATTGCCAGGACAATCCATATGCAAATAAAAAGAAATATATCTTAGGCGTAGACCTGAGCGAAAGAGAGGTAAAGAAAGATGATTAGTGCTAAAGAAGCTTATGATATTAGCTTTGTTAATGATGAGTGCAAAGAATACCTCGAGGCAATAGAACTGAAAATTTTAGAAGCAGCAGGATCGGGTAGATACAATACCTCGATTGAACTCGCAGCTCGTGGGCTTGATATTTCAGAAGATGAAAGCCGCAAAATCACGATAGCTATTGTAGGCTATTTGAGAAGCTTAGGATATCATGCATTTACTTCTAAGAATGAGCGTTACGCTGCATTGCTGATATCTTGGGTTAAGCCAGTAGAGCAGGAGGAGTCAAAATGATATGTAAAAAGTGTGGCTCAAGGGATGTCAAAAATTGGCCGTTCAACCTCTATGGTAGAAGAGGGTATATGATACATTGTGTTCGTTGTGGGAAAGAGTATTTTAGATCAAATGACGAATTTGCTAAAGATCTTAAGGAGGAAAAGATAATGACAGCAAAAGAATGTTTAGTAGAGTTTAAAAAGAATTATTGTGAGAAAAACACGGGGTCTAATGGAGATCCGGAGTTCAGATGCAATGGGTGTTTGTTCAGTACAGATACCAGATGTTTAGTTAATACATTTATCAATAGACAGTATAAAAAGGAGGAAAAATAAATGAGTGGAAAAGCAGTATTAAGTTTCGTATTAGGAGCAGCTGTCGGTGCTACAGGCATGTATTTTGGCATGAAACAGGCCTGTGAAAAGTACATCGACAAGGAAATTGAGCAGTTTAAGGCTGATTATGAGGCTGCTCACAAGAAAAAAGAGGAAAAAAAGAGCGAAGACGTCAAGAAAATGGAAGAAAATATGGAAAAAGACGCTGAAAAAGCCCTAAAAAAGTACGCTTCGGCTACTGAAAAGAGCATTTCTAGTGTAGATACAGGCAAAAAAGAGGCTGATGCTAAGCTCGAAAGAGTAAATTATGCCAAAATCCGGACTCCAGACATCGATAAAATCGACGAAATCGACGTTGAAAAGAACGTAGACTGTGCAATTGGACCAGTTGTGATTGATCCTAGCGACTATATGGAAGATGATGGTCTTAAGAGAGTTGTATGGAACTACTTACCTAAGGAGAACAAGGTATACTCAGAGGATGGTACTGAAGAAATTATGGACGGTATTGAGCTTCTTGGTGAAGAGAACTTAGACTCATTTGGCGAGTTCGAGGTTGATACATTATACGTGAAGAACGCTCGCGAAGGTGTCAAGATCGACTGTATCCAGTACGAGGACATGACTTATGATGAATTCTTAGAGGAGGTCACGTTATGATAGTATTCTATTATCCAGACACATTACACAGTGCCAACAGGTATAAAGAAGCTAAAAAAGAGGCCGAAAAACGGTCTAGAAAGGAAAAAAATGACAAAAATCGACAAAAATAGGGTCAAAATGGACTATTTCGAGTGGCTTTTAAGCAAAATCGCCGTTGATCCAGCGAAAAATGAGCACATTCAGGGGTTCAAATGGCTGTTCTCAACAGACTTCGAATGGTCACATAAGCTTGACGCTAATCGAGCTGCAGACGGTGTCGATCTTCGTTCAATGTTCGCATATGAATATGGCTATAGCTATCCAGAAGTTAGAAAAGCATTGCTTGATAAGCAGTGTTCATGGCTTGAAATGATGGTTGGCTTAGCCATTCGTTGCGAGGATTCCATTATGGGAAATGACGAATTTGGAGACCGTACGCCGCATTGGTTCAACGTTATGATCGACTCACTTGGGCTTTATCTAGACTGTTCCGAAGACGATGAAGTAATCCTTAAAAAGTGTGCTTCACGTCAGTATAAACAGGACGGAGAAGGCGGATTATGGTGGGTTAAAGGAACAAAAAAGAACTTGAGACGTATGCAGATTTGGGATCAGATGTGTGAGTATCTCAATGCAAATTATAAGGAGGAAATTCATCTATGAAAGGACCAAAGGTTATTAACACAAAACTCACAGAGCATGAGATGGAGAAGATTAAGGTAGAAAGATGCGTAGAAGGCATGTTTAGTCGTGACGAATGCCGTATTAGCGCATTAAACGCTGCTAGATATTTGGAGAAGAATGGACCAGCTGGTATATTCTCTGATTCAGCTATTGATGTGATCGATGCTATTGCATTTGCGTTTGCTTCAGGAGAATTAGACTGGGTTAAAAATATAGAGAGGGATGAAGAGAATGACTAAAGAAGAGTTTAAGGGATTCAGTTCGGCTGCCCAGCATGATATGGTTTTGGAGGCCTTGGTACGAGTTACAAAGAACCTGGAAACTATTGAAAAGGAATCGGGAAAGCCATTCGTAGGCACTGTCAAACAGCGTAGGAATGATATTAAGCTGCTTACTATTCTGGCGGAAGCGTTCGGTAAGAATGAGCTCGTTTGGGAGCAGAAGCCAAGAGTAACTGTGGATGCTGGGAAGTATTGTGAAGAAGATGTCCGAGGGATCAGGGATTTTAAGGACTATATGGATAAGTCTAAACCACAGCCTTTGAATCCTGTGGAGGGAATCCGAGGAATTAGGGACGACATGAATAAGATCGTAGGAGCTCAGCAGAAAGCTGGTAAGTTCATGAGCTGTATAAGTATCGATGATAAGTCTATGTATCCGGTGAAATCCATTGCAAAAACTCTCGATAATAGCGGAATTTCTAAGGGTGTTGTCGAGGGTTTCAAGAAGGTTTCAAACGAAAGAATGGCGAAAAGACGCAGTAAATAATAGAAAGTTGAGGTAAATATTATGGGAAATACAAAGAAATTTATTCCTAATATGGACAAATCTGAGATGTTTATATGCCAATATAATCCTTCTGATGGCGCTAGTCCTAGCTACTTTACTGTTGCTAAAGAGAAAATTGAGAACGGTAAAAGTGCTGGCTTGCGAGCTGTAGCATGTTGGAAAGGTGATCAGGCTGATAAAATGCATGATATCATCGTAAATAACAAGATGATTTAGATAAAAATAATAAAGAAAGTTGAGGTAGAAATTATGGCATATAAAAAGAATAAAGAGAATAATAAGGATTATGTAGATAAGGTTGTGCCTAATTCTGAGTGTGGAAAGCTGCTTATTGTGCAGTATAACCCGGCTGATAAGGACCATAAGAGCTGGTTATCGGTCGCTGCAGAGTGTGCCAAAAATGACCAGAAACGGGCTTTACAGCTGATTTCGGTGGCTAGAGGGGACACTGCAGACCAAATTTATGCACTTTTGACGGGTAAAACAGCAAAATAAAAATGGCCAGCGGATTGCAAAAATTGGTGAAAAAGTGGCTTTTTAGGGGTATTTTAAGCCCTTATTGGCCAAAAACCCATTTTTTTATATAGTTTAAAAACTTTTTAAGAAAGTATGAAAATATATAAAAGTTTTTGATAGCACATTTTTGTGTCCAAATGGCCAGGAAAGGAAAAAATATGAATTTTGTAACAATTAAGAGTTCATATGTCAAGTCTAGGGATGCCACGGTCATTCACCCAACATTTGCTGTTTCTAAGAAAGTTGATAACCTGTTATGTAAAGGTAAGGCGTTCTATGCTCTCTGGGATGAGAAGAATAACAGATGGTCTACTGATGAATACGATGTTGTTGATTATGTAGATCGTTTGATTGACGAAGCATACGAAACCGTTAGCAAGACTACAACCAGCAAAATTGAAAAGGACTACTTAAGGGACTTTGACAATGGACGCTGGGAAAAGTACAAGAAGTATTGTCAGCTTAGTCCGTCGTCTCCGATACAGCTCGACTCTGACATTACATTCCTAAACCAGAAGACAACCAAAGAGGACTATCGTTCCAAGACCTTACCATACGACATTGAAGCAGGCAAGAAACCAGGCTATGACAAAATCATTTCAACTCTGTATGATGCAGAAGAACGACGAAAGATTGAGTGGGCCATCGGATCAGTTATATCTGGTGACTCTAAAAAGATTCAGAAGTTCTTAGTCTTCTATGGAGAAGCTGGAACAGGTAAGTCGACAATTCTCAATATTATTCAGATGCTGTTTGATGGATACTGCGGAACATTCAATGCTAAAGACTTAGCTACTCCGTCAAAATCATTCGCGACTGCTGTATTCAAAGATAACCCTCTGGTAATGATTCAGCATGACGGTGACTTAAGTAGAATTGAAGATAACACTCTTCTCAACTCTATAATTGCACATGAGGAAATCGGCATTTCTGAAAAGTATAAAGCTGAGTATCCAATGCGAGTTAACAGTATGCTATTCATGGGTACAAACCGACCAGTCAAAATCACTGATGCAAAGTCAGGTATTATAAGACGATTGATTGATGTTAAGCCAACTGGCGAATTACTCGAGCCAGATACTTACCAGGAATGCATGAGTCAGATTCCATATGAGCTTGGAGCTATAGCTAATCATTGTCTCAAAGTATACCAGAAATACGGAAAGCATTACTACGATGGATATAAGCCATTGGATATGATGTTCAAAACGGACGTCTTCTTCAACTTCGTAGAAAGCTGTTATCCGTTCTTTGAGAAGGATGATGGAACAACATTAAAAGCAGCATATAGTCTGTATAAAGAGTATTGTGACAACACTGGGCTCCCAAACAAAATGCCAATGTACAAATTCAGGGAAGACTTGAAGGATTACTTTGACGAATTTCTTGACAGAATTACATTGGAAGACGGAACAAGAGCTAGAAGCTATTATAAAGGCTTCAAGAAAGATAAGTTTGTAGACAAAGAACTGACACCAGACAAAGCCAAAGAATCATGGCTCAAAATGGATAACACTAAATCTATCTTAGATGAAGTGTGCAAAAATTGCCAAGCACAATATGCACGTGGCGACGCACCATCAAAAGCGTGGGATCGAGTTGGCACAATATTGAAAGATCTGGATACTACTAAACTGCATTATGTTAGAGTTCCAGAGAATTTGATAGTCATTGACTTCGATCTGAAAGATGCTAATGGAAACAAGTCTAAGGAACTTAACTTAGAAGCGGCGTCTAAATGGCCGCCAACATATGCTGAGTTCTCAAAGAGTGGAGCAGGTGTGCATCTGCACTATTATTACACTGGTGACCCTAAGCAGCTTGATAATGTATATAGCGACAATATAGAGATCAAGGTTTATAGTGGCAAAGGAGCATTGCGAAGAATTGTAACAGCATGCAACACAACTGCAATCGCTACTATATCTTCAGGGTTACCATTAAAGAAAAGGAGCGAAAATATGGTAGACTTTAAAGTAGTTGCCAGCGAAAAGATGATTCGAGCGTTGATCAAAAAGAATCTTCGGAAAGAAAGTCATCCTGGTACAAAACCAAGTGTGGACTTCATTAAAAAGATCCTTGACGATGCATACGAGTCAGGCGAGCACTACGATGTAACAGACATGCGCAATGATATTGTAGCATTTGCCGCATCCAGTACAAACCATGCAGACTATTGTCTAGAGCAGGTTGGAAAGATTCATTATTGCTCTGATGATGTTGCAGGAGTTAACTCCCCAAAAGATGACAGGATTGTATTCTTTGATATTGAGGTGTTTCCAAACTTATTATTGGTTAATTGGAAATACAGAGGAGAACCTGGGCCTTGTAAAAGGATGATCAATCCATCACCGACAGAAGTTGAAGAACTCCTCAAAATGAAACTTGTTGGATACAACTGCCGAAGATATGATAACCACATCCTGTATGCTCGAATGATGGGGTATTCATTAGAAGCTCTGTTCCAGCTTTCACAAGACATCATTGATAAAAGTCAAAATGCTTTCTTTGGATCTGCATATAACTTAAGTTACACAGATGTTTATGACTTCTGTGCTAAGAAGCAGAGTCTGAAGAAGTGGGAAATCGAGTTAGGTATTCATCATCAGGAATGGTCATTGCCTTGGGATCAGCCAGTGCCAGAAGAGCTGTGGCCTAAGGTTGCTGAATACTGTGACAATGATGTCATCGCAACAGAAGCTACATTTGAAGCTAACATCGAAGACTTTGAAGCAAGATGTGTCTTAGCTGAGATCGCTGGTGGTTGTCCTAATGACACAAACAATATGCTGTCTGGTAAACTGATATTTGGAAAAGACAAGAATCCACAGAAAGAGTTTATTTACACCGATCTGTCTACAGGTATCTCTGTTGATATGGAAGGTAATGAAACATACAATCCGATCAATGAGTTCAAAGGATACAAGTTTGATCATGGCGTATCAACGTATCGTGACATCAAACTTAATGAGGGTGGATTGGTAATTGCTGATCCTGGAATGTACAGAAATGTCAAAACATTTGATGTAGCATCTATGCATCCGCATTCGGTAATTGCGCTCAATCTGTTTGGTAAGAAGTACACCGCTAGGTTCAAAGATCTTGTTGATGCACGTATTGCTATTAAGCATCGTGATGTTGAAGCATTAAAGACTCTGTTCGGTGGAGCATTTGCTAGATTTGCTAATGTTGCTAAAGAAGAACTAGACAAGTTAGCTAAAGCACTGAAGATTGTAATTAACTCTGTATATGGACTGACATCAGCTCACTTCAGTAATCTGTTCAAGGATGAAAGAAACATTGATAACATCGTTGCTAAACGTGGAGCACTCTTCATGGCAACACTTAAGGGTGAAGTTGAGAAGCTTGGAGCTCATGTAGTTCACATCAAAACTGATTCAATCAAAATCGATAATCCGTCACCAGAAGTTGAGCAGTTCATCTATGACTTTGGAAAGAAGTATGGATATACATTCGAGATCGAAGCTGAGTATGAGAAGATCTGCTTAGTAAATAATGCAGTTTACATTGCATATGAGAAAGGTGAAGGATGGACAGCAACTGGAACACAGTTCGCAGTACCATATGTATTCAAGACACTCTTCAGTCATGAGCCGATTGAGTTCAAGGATTTATGTCAGACAATCGCTGTAAGCAATGGTGGAGAACTTGATCTCGACTTTAACGAGAATCTGGCAGAAGGCGAACATGACTATAAGTTCGTTGGTAAGGTTGGTCAGTTCTGTCCAATCAAAGCTGGTTGTGGTGGAGCTCAGATGTTCCGTGCTAAAGATGATAAGTACTTTGCACCGTCTGGAACAAAGGGATATCGTTGGCTTGAATCTGAAGATGTCTTAACTAACAACATGCAGGATAAGATTGATATGTCTTATTATCAAGAACTTGCTGATAAAGCAGTAGAAACTATCTCACAGTTTGGTGACTTTGAGAAATTTGCAATTGATGAACATGATAATGAATGTGCCGATATGGCAGCATAGAAAGGAAGGTCTGTTATGGCAACCGTAAACAATATTAACATCGAAGGTGCAATGATTATTTGGAAGAACTTCTCTGGAGAAAGAGATAAATTCAACCCTGGAAAAAGGGGTTTCAGTGTTGTAATCGATGATGTAGTAATGGCTGATGAACTGAGACAGGAAGGATGGAATGTAAAAGAGCGTCCTCTTTCAGAAGGAGCAGATGACTCTGAGCAGGAATGGACTCTGCCTGTTAAACTCAATATGAATCGTTACACACAGGTATGGCTTATTGTCGGTAAGCACAAGAATCTGCTGGATGAAGACACAGTAGCACAGCTGGATGTAGTCGACATTGTAAACTGTGATCTTTCAATCCGTCCTTACGAATGGGAGATGAATGGTCGTACTGGAATTACTGCATATGTTGATTCAATGTATGTAACAATTCGTGAGAACAAGTTCGCCGAGAAATACGCTGACTTAGATTAGTATGGAATTAAAGTTGAAGCCGCACCAAAGGAGTGCAATAACAAAAATGCATAACGGCTGTATACTTTGTGGTGGTACAGGGTCTGGTAAATCAATTACCGGACTCGCGTACTACTATATTCAAAATGGTGGAACTGTAGAGCCAATGACAAAGATGAAAAATCCAAAAGATCTCTACATCATAACAACTGCTAAGAAAAGAGATAGCGGTGAATGGCTTGGCGACATGAGTTGGTTTTACTTAACGCCAGATGATGATTCCAAGATCTATGATCATAAAATAGTCATAGACTCATGGAACAATATTAAAAAGTATGTCGACGTTAAAAACAGCTTCTTTATTTTTGACGAACAGCGAGTAGTTGGATATGGAACTTGGACTAAGTCATTCCTAAAGATTGCAAAGTCCAACGAATGGATATTACTATCAGCAACACCAGGAGACAATTACATGGATTACATGCCAGTCTTCATTGCTAATGGATACTACAAGAACAAAAGTGAGTTCACTGCGGAGCATTGTGTATATTCCAGGTTTAGCAAGTTTCCACAAATTGAGAAATTCATTGGAACTGAAAGACTGAATAGATTAAGGCGAAGAGTGTTAGTTGATATGCCGTATCAAAATCCAGCAGTTCAACATCATGAAGATGTGTGGTGCTCGTATGATAGAGAAGCTTATAAAACTCTTATGAGAGACAGGTGGGATTATGAAAAGAATGAACCGATAGAAAATGTTAGTGAGTTGTGTTACAAGTTAAGAAGAATCTGCTATGCTGATGAAAGTAGAGCTGAAGCACTGAAGAGTATTTTCGATCAACACAACAAACTGATAGTGTTCTACAACTTTGATTACGAATTGGAAATAATTAAAAACATTGACTTTGGTGATGATGTTGTAATCGCTGAACTCAATGGGCACAGACATGATCCTGAACCATTCGGTAATTCAAAATGGATTTACCTAGTTCAGTACAATGCTGGGTCGGAAGCATGGAATTGTATTAAGACTGATACAATGGTTTTCTATTCACAGAACTATTCATACAAAATGATGAAACAGGCTAGTGGAAGAATCGATAGACTTACCACACCATACAAAGAGCTTAAGTACTTTCACTTGAAATGTAGAAGTCCAATCGAACTTCGGATCACTCGAGCTCTAGCTCAGAAAAAGAACTTCAACGAGTCTGCATTCATAAAATAAGCCTCGCGAAAAAAACATAGATTATTATAGGGGAGGAGAGCGTGAGCGCCTCTTTCTCTTTTTGTTTGGCCTTTTCGTAGGGCTCTTTTGAATTTGTTGTATTACCTCCTTATTAAAAATACAATCTGCCATTACGTTTACCTCCGGCCCTACGAAAGGAGAACAATGAAAAAAGAAAACAAAATTCAATCTGATATAATTTCAGAATTAAATGAGTTATTTCCAGATTCTATTATTTTAAAGAACGACCCTAACTACAAACAGGGGATTCCTGATTTGGTTTTATTGGATAGAGATGGCTGGGCATTACTCGAAGTTAAAAGAGATGCCGAAGCAAGTCACAGACCCAACCAGGATTATTATGTAAATAAAGCGAATGAAATGGGACAATATGGAAGTTTCATCTATCCGCAAAATAAGCAGGAGGTTTATAATGGAATTCAGGAAACATTCACAAGTAAAAGAAGGAGATCACGCATATCTCGGGGCTAGCTCCTATAATTGGCTAAACTACGATGCCGAGAAACTTGAACACACATATCGCAGATTTCTGAAAGCTCGACAAGGTACAGAGTTACATGAGTTTGCAGCAAAATGTATTAAGCTTAGACAGAGATTGCCAAGATCACCTTTAACACTTAACATGCATGTCAATGATGCAATTGGATATAGAATGACACCAGAGCAGGTGTTATATTATTCTGAGAATTGTTTCGGCACAGCAGACGCAATTAAGTTTGCTAAAGACTTTCTTAGAATTCATGATTTGAAAACAGGTGACATTCCTGCACACATGCAACAGTTGGAAATCTATACTGCACTGTTCTGCTTAGAGTATGGAATCAAACCTGGAGATATTGGGATCGAGTTAAGGATCTATCAAAATAATGAGATTCTTAAAGAGATTCCTACACCGGACATCATACTGCCAATTATGGACAAGATCAAGTCATTCGACAAGATTATCGTATCCGTTAAGAAAGAGGAGGGCATAGAATGAGCTACTTAGCACACTACGGTACTCCTCGGCATTCGGGGAGATATCCTTGGGGTTCAGGAGACAACCCTTATCAGCACAATGCAGACTTCTTAAAGACTGTAAAGGAAATGAAAGCTAAAGGTAAAAGCGAGAAAGAGATCGCTGCATCTATGGGCTTGAAAACAACTGAGTTCCGAAACAAGCAGTCAATTTATGTAAATGCTGAGAAAGTTGATCGAATCAACAGAGCTATGAAGTTAAAAGAGCATGGCTACTCTAACGTCAAAATAGCTGAGCTTATGTTCAATTCAGCATCGAAAGAGTCAACAGTTCGATCGTTACTGAACCAAGGCGAAAAACTTAAGGAAGACACATGTATCAACACAGCTGAAGCTTTAGCAAAGAAAGTTGGAACTAAGAACTTTGTAGATGTTGGTACCGGTGTTGAAAGAGAAATCGGTATCACCAAAACAAGATTGGATGTATCTCTGCAGATCTTAAAAGAAGCAGGTTATGAAGTGCATTCAGTCAAAGTTCCACAGATCAACCAAAAAGGGCAATATACGACTACTAAAGTCCTTTGCCCTCCAGGAACTGAATGGAAAGATGTACAGCAGCATACTGAAAGAATCCAGCCATTGGAAGAGTATTCTCATGATGGTGGAGAAACATTCTGGGCTCCTGAATACCCATCAAGTATTTCATCAAGCCGTGTTGCTGTAAGATACGGCGACAAAGGTGGACTGGAGAAAGATGGAGTCATTGAGCTTCGAAGAGGAATTGCTGACCTTGACCTTGGCGACTCACATTATGCACAGGTAAGAATCGCTGTCGATGGAACACACTACCTTAAAGGTATGGCAATCTACTCGGACAACATGCCAAAAGGTGTGGATGTTGTGTTCAATACCAACAAAACAAGTGATGTACCAAAGATGGACGTCTTCAAAAAGATGAAAGACGATCCAGACAACCCGTTTGGAGCAACAATCAAAGCGAATGGACAGTACCATTACAAAGATAAAGATGGCAACACAAAATTAGGAGCTATCAACAAGCTTAAGGAAGAAGGCGATTGGGACCACTATTCTAAGAACCTTGCTTCTCAGTTCCTATCAAAACAGCAGCTCCCATTGATTAAGAAGCAGCTTAAGTTATCAATTGATAATAGACAGGATGAGCTTGATAAGATCCTCAAAATGACAAACCCTGTTGTTAAGCGTAAACTGCTTGCGGACTTTGCCGAAGGTTGCGACAGCCAGGCAGTAGATCTTAAAGCAGCAGCACTTCCAAGACAGAGTGCAAAGGTAATCTTACCTGTATCTTCTTTGAAGGATAACGAGATCTATGCGCCATCATACAAGAATGGTGAAACTGTGTGTCTTGTTCGATTCCCTCATGGAGGAACATTCGAGATACCTGAGCTTAAAGTAAACAATAAGAACCCTCAAGGAAAGTCTATGCTTGGCAATGCGATCGATGCAGTTGGTATCAATGCTAAGGTTGCAGAAAGATTGTCAGGAGCTGACTTTGATGGAGATACAGCAGTAGTTATTCCTTCTAATTCACCGAGATCTAAAGTTAAGATTACTACATCTGACATTAGTGAATACACTGGTCTTAAGGACTTCGATCCTAAGATTGCGTATCGTGGTGTTGAAGGAGTTACAGCAAAACTCCCAGAGAAACGTAAAGGTTTGGAAATGGGTAAGATCTCCAACCTGATTACTGATATGACATTGAAGGGTGCAAAGCCTGATGAAATTGCAAGAGCTGTACGGCATTCGATGGTCGTTATTGACGCACCGAAGCATGGCTTGGACTATAAGAGGTCCTACGAGGAAAACCGTATTGCTGAACTTAAGAAGAAGTACCAGGGTAGTAGTGATGCAGGTGCATCCACCCTACTCTCCCGGGCTAAATCAGTAGCCTATGTTCCTGAAACAAAACAGATTCGTTTGAAGGACATTGATCCTAAGACTGGTGAAGTACATCTGGAGCCTACGGGGCGTACCTATACGGACTGGAAAAGAAATAAAGACGGGGCATGGGAATCTAAAGGTGAGAAAGTTGCAACTGTCAAGACCTCTAAGATGGCAGCTACAAATGATGCCCGTACATTACTGTCGAAGAACCCTAATCCTAAAGAGGTTGCCTATGCGGACTATGCCAACTCCCTTAAATCCATGGCAAACATAGCACGAAAGAATCTTGTAGCTACTCAGAATATTGAAACAAATGCACAGGCAAAGAAAGTATATGCAGCAGAAGTAGCTAGTCTTAATGCTAAGCTAAATAGAGCATTACAGAATGCACCAAAAGAGAGACAGGCACAGATCATTGCTAATAAGACATTAAAGCAGAAGCAGGCAGCTAATCCAGATTGGACAGCAGATGAGATCAAACGAGCTGGTCAGCAGGCTTTAACTGCAGCTAGAGCAAAGGTTGGTGCTTCTAAGTCTAATGTACAAGTTGACATCACAGACAGAGAATGGGCTGCAATTCAAGCTGGTGCTGTCAGCACATCAAAGCTTACACAAATACTTAACAATGCTGATTCAGACAGAGTAAAGCAGCTTGCATCGCCGAAGAATACAGTTACTGTTAGTGCTTCTCAAGCAGCAAGGATAAAGTCTATGCTTAACTTTGGTTATACGCAAGCCGAAGTAGCTGAAGCAACTGGACTTTCTGTATCAACTGTCAACAAATATTTATAGAAAGGAGAATAAGGGAATGAGAAATTCAAAAGACGGCGGATCTCTGAAGTTAGCTACACAAAGTCCTACTGATTCCAAAGATACATTGCATATCTGGATCACAACAGTAGACAACCCCTTTGATCCTTTTGATGACTTCGACAATTGGTACAGATTCGACGAGTTCAAAGGCTATTGCACTTCAGGGTATTTGGCGAGATACTTTGATGTTGATACATCGGACATGAGTGACGAAACATATGAAGCACTCTTATCGATTGCTATTGACAAGATTCTCAAGAATGATTTTATGGGACAGTATTTCAAAGTAACTCGTGTTAATGGTGAAACCAAGCCA